ACTCATCAGGCGGCTCAACCGCGACAAGCGGCGCGGGCGGTTCCGGAAATAACGGCGCCAACGCAGGCGGTCTAACTCGTGCCGGCATCACCGTCACTCGCGTAGGCGCATCGCTGATCCATTCGTTGCTGTTTGCCTCAGCCTTTTCAGCGTCCGGGTACATCACTGCGACAGGCTCTGCTAACGAGTTCTACGGCGGAGCAGGCGGCCCCGGAGGCGGCGGCGGAGGTGGCGACGGCTCTGCCGGAGGCGGAGGCGGAGGCGGAGGCGCGGGAGCGCTCGGAATTTATTTTGCAGCACGAACTTTGGTAGTTACCGGCGCCGCTGCTGGAGTCATTCAAGCTAAAGGTGGCGCTGGCGGTAACGGCGGCACCCCTGCTGCCGGCAACAGAGGCGGCGGTGGCGGTGGCAGCGGTGGCGGTGGCGGTTTCGTGTGTTGCATCTTTGGAACGGTTACGGGAACCGTCACCGGAGGCGTGTCGACCGACGGCGGCGACGGCGGCAACGGTGGAAACGCAACAGGCAACGGAGTCGGCGGCAACGGCGGCGGCGGAGCTGCCGGCGGTCACGTCTACGTCGCGAACCTAAGCGCAAACACTCAATCAACCGCAACGGGAACTACAGGTACTGCGGGCGGTGCGGCATCCGGAACCACCGGAGGCACCGGTCAAACAGGCGAACAGATCCGAGTGAATCTGTAGCCTCAAGCTACTTCATCCACCTGATCTTTTTCGGATCGATCTCACACCAGTGCGACTCGCGCTCTTCGGCGCCGTAGGTGATGATCAGGTTCTCGCCATATAACACGGCACCGGCTGCGTACTCGACGCCCTGGTGGTGAAACGTAAAAGCGCGAGATACGCGCGTCGGGAGCATCGTCGTTCCGTCTAGCTCAATAAACCTGTGTAAGTAGACGTTGTCGTTCTCGCGATGAGCAACCTCATGGATCGACATGAGCCAGGTTCCATCCGGCATCGCCACCGGCGCCGTGCCGCCCCTGTAACGTGCCATCCGAAAGGGCATCGTCTCTTTGACTTTCACCCGCCACCGCTTCATCGAGCTCGCATCCACCTCGAGCACGGTGAAAGGCTCGTAGCCGTAGATGAGAAATAACCTCCCCCCGAGCGACCAAGGAAGCCAATTCTTCTCGTACTCTTGCGTCCCTTCATATTCGATCTCGTCAATGTAACCAAGCGAGAGATCTTCTTTTAGCGATCCGATCACGACGCGCGACTTGTCGCCGCCGGACGGCGTCTGACACGTCGTTGCTGTGAACCAAACCTTGCCCTCGTGCACGTGCCAGCGTTGATCTTCGAGCCCCCAGATGCCGGGAGATCCATCACCACGCTTCATGTTCCTAGGCCAGTCTGACGGACAGCGCGCGTTCGAGAGACGCCATTCGACTTCTTCTATGCCGTCCGGTGACCATCGCCCCCAGACGTTCTCGGTCCGGATAACTTGATCCTTGTGCCTCGCGACGAACCAACGCCCGCGCTCGTGGTCGTAGTTCACGAGACGGACGTTGACGAAAAGCTCATCGCCCACTCGGACGATGGTGGGCGACGACGTGAGGTATTCGACGAATTGACCGCTCTTAGCCGGAACGTTGCTGCCACTCTCGTCAAACGTCCGAAGCTCTTTCGGCACATCAAATCGTCCGCGCCGAACGACGGCTCCGTACTCTTGCGGCAAATAGAAGAGAAGATTCCGAGCGGAGTTCTCGTAACTCGTCCAAGATAGTCGATTCGTTCGAAGTATGCTCTCACAGGCTTCGTGCCCCTCGTCCGTTCTGCCTAGGTAGTAGGCCGTGATGCTGACTTCCTCGATAGCTTGAGCACGGATGCTCTCTTCAACGAAGAGATCCTGGGCCGTCGTCTCGCCGAGCGTCTCGATCGCCGTCTTGGCAAACCCGTAAGCGGCTCGGTTCTTACCGAGCCCTCGAAGGTGCCGCGCAACCTCGACGAACGGTTCGCCGCGCGTTCCGCTCTTTTCAGCAGCGTCGATCAAGCGCATGAGACCCTCTTCGGGTTTACCAACCCCCATCAGAGATTTCCCGAGCATGAGCTCGGCGTACCACCGCTCGCCTTCCCATCCGCCGGCAGCTTGACGCATGTCGAAGTACTTGACGGCCATGTAGTAGTAAGTCTGCGCGAGGTAATACATCGCGCGCACGTTCATCGGATCTTCCGCGAGCCGACGTCGAAGCAGTCGCGCATCCCGTTCATACTTGTCGCCCTTGCTCCCGCCGTCGTCACGATCGTCGATCCAGAGCGAGAAGAGCTCGGACGCTGGCGCACGATCCGGATTCGGCGCCCAGTACTCGTGCGTGGGCTCGCACGAGACCCAGTTGAAGTCCATACGCCCGAGCCGTGTGTTCGGGTAAGCAAGCGCGCCTTGCTTTTGGATGAGCCGGTAGTGCGCGTCCCTGAGCATCGATTTCTCGAACGTTTTCTCGGCGACGAGCACCATGTCGGCATCGAGAAAAAGTAAGTAGGTGTTCTCAGGCTCCCACTCTTTTTGCCCGTGCACCCAAACCTTTGCCGCTTTCGACGCCCACGTACGCGCTGTGCCGAAGTCGAACTCGTCGTAAGGCCAACGAAATACCTTCTTCCCGTTCTTCTTTGCCGGCGGACACATTCCGCGTTCGATGAAGAAAGGTTTCTTAGCTGCCTTCGTCGCTTCCTCGATGATTTTCGTCGTTCCGTCGGAGCTCCCAGTGTCCGAAACGACGACGGCGTCGACGAACGGCAGCGCCGATTCGAGACAGCGGCCAATGACCTTCGCCTCGTTCTTCACAATCATGTTAAGGACGATGCGCGGGGCTTCCTCTTTCACAGCGTAAAGCCTCGCTCGAAGTCTTCGACCGAAACGAGCCCAAGAAGCTCCGACCGACGTGCGACGAGATCTTGCCAGGTGAGATCGAAGAAACCGGGGGGCGGCTCCTTTGGCAAATAGGCACCGCTCTGCACCGGCAAAACGGCGCAACCGTAGTCGTTGTCGACTGTAATCACACGCGGCCACATCGACCGGATCGCGGCCACGGCCTTCCAAACGTCTCCCGTCCAGATGCTTTGCATCATGGGGACGATCTGCATCGCCTCTTCGGAAGGATTTGCGTCGTGAAGAACAATGACGCCTCCAGGAACGAGCACACTGAGCGCGCGGCGCACTTCTTCGTAAACGACAGCCGCTCGGTGATCGGAGTCGATAAAGATCAAATCGAAACCCGGTTGCGGGTAGATCCCCAGGTCGAAAAAGTCCGAGCTCTTCATCGAGATGAACACGTTCGTGTGTTTCGCTGCCGCCCACTGCGGCGCGGGATCCACGCCCCACTTGGCTGGAACGTTGACTCTCGCAAGGCACTCGCCGTTCGCGCAACCGATTTCTAGGTAACGCTTGGCGCTCTGCTTGCTGGCGATTCGATTCAAAATATCCCAACGCATGACTGGACCTCGTAGTGAGCCGCCGTTGAACGGCTCGGTAAATGTTTCCGCACCAGGGGGGCCGCCCCACTTCCGGCAAAAGTAGTCGAGGTTTCGCTCCAACCAAGCGTGCTCTGGATTCGAGCCAATCGCACGACTCGTCGACCAGCTAAGGTGCTCGACCTTGGAAGAGATTTCGACTCGAGCGACTCCGGCTCGCTTGAGCCGCACGTCGTAATCACAGTCTTCGTAGTAGGCCGGGAAAAATTCCTCGTCGTAGAAGCCCACCTTCTCCGTACAGAGCGGAGTTTGACCAAAGAGCGCCCAACCGAGACCGTTGACGACACCGAAGTCGCCCGTACCGAGGAGCCTCACGATCTCTTCGAACGCGCCTGGGCTCAGCACGACGTCATCGTTCGAGATGACGACAGCCTCACCTCGCTCGTACGCGTATCTCAAGATCCTGTTCCAGCTCGCGGCTACGCCGATGTTTCGCCCCGGGCGCTGGATCAATAACTTCTCCGGAAGTCGACCGTCCTTGAGCGGAAGGTATTCGCCGCCGTTGTCGATGATGAAATACTCGGTCGGGCGCACCGTGCCCTGCTCGGCGGAAGCGATGAGCTTCTCGAGCAGATCGTACCTGTTGAGCGTCGGGATACCCAGGATCATCAGAGCTTCCGAAGAGCGAGCGCATTGATACGCCGATGCACGACTTCGAAACGGTTTCCGGCGACCGAGCTCCATTCAGAAAACATCGGACTCCCTAGACCAATGTCCTCGATCACGTAGAACCCGCCCTGGACGACCTTGTCCTGAAAATTCACGAGCGTCGCAAGTTGCGCTTGCCAAGCGTGCAGACCGTCATCGATGACAAGATCGAATGCTCGCTCCCTGAAAGCGAAGAAGAGCGCAACGGCCATCCCGTCGGTTGAATCGCAAATCCCGGTCTCGATCCTGTCTTCTTGAAACTGCGTGTCCGGTTGAACGTCCAGCCCGAGCACGGTGGCCTTGCGGCAAAAGTCACGAAACGCTCGAAGACTCCCGCCGGGGCGGTACCCGGGGTCGCAGTACGACACCATCGAGCTCGGAGCGCCAGGTATGAGCGTGCCGATCCCGATCTCGCAAATGCGCGCCGGTCGGTCTCGCATCGAGGCGAGAATGTCTTCGTACATCCCGACGTACTCGTTCCGAACTTTGTCGGTACCGTACTTCGTAAAAAGCAAAGACAAGGCGGTCGTAGGCTCAGCCAAGGTCATGGCTCACGTTCTCCAATCCAGCTTCGGATCGCGTCGGCAACACCTTCGGCGAGTGACTTTCGTCCCTCCACGCAGCGCATTCGAAGCTTGGTCGCGAGATCGGCAGGGATCCGAACGTGAATGCGCTCTAGCCCCTCGTCCGCGGGTGGCGGCTTCTTCTGCTCTTTGCGACGCGACGCCATCGTGCCTCTGGCACTATGGCACAAAGACGCCAGCGCCAGCAACACCTGTAAGATCAGCGATATCGCAGGTTTTTCACGGTCGAGTATACTCGAAGATGTGAAACGCCCATGGAAAGCCGTCGCAATCGGTAGCGCTGTGCTCGGGGCGATCGGGATCGGAGTGCTCGCAAGACGAAAGCCCGCGCCGCCTAAGCGCGTGGCACTCATCGGCGACTCCTACGCTGTCGGGCTCGGGCCCGAGCTCGACAAGCTCATTCCCGACTTTCGCGCAGAGGGGCACGTGGGCACGACCACCTGGCAGTGGGCTAACCACAACGACGAGTGCGGCACGTGCGGCGACTGGCTCACGGCGTTCAAGCCAAACATCGTCCTAGTGAGCCTTGGCGTGAACGACGGAACAGCGCCGAACCTAGGGCACTACCAAACCATCGTGCGCGGGCTTCAAGGGATCGGCGCGCGTGTCATATGGATCGAGCCGCCAGCAGCGGTGAGCGCTCCTGCCGCGCGCAGAGCCATCGCCTCGCTCGGCGTACAAACGGTGCCGGCGACGACGACCCCGCTCGCGTCCGACGGACTACACCCGAAAAGCTACGGGCCATGGAGCCAGGAAATAGCCGGTGTGGTGCGCAATGCCTGACTCCTGCGCGCTCAACGTCGCCTGCACGCCGAACGCATCGGTTGCGTACAACTACTTCATCGGCAAGGGCCTGCGCGACTATCAGGCCGCAGCCGTAGTCGGAAACCTCCAACAGGAATCATTTCCGGAGATCAACACGCGGCTTGAGGTGCTCGAAAAGAAGAACCAGAAGATGAGCCGCGGCATCGCCATGTGGCAGCCGACTCGTTGGCAGAACCTTCTCACGTTCGCCGGCACGCGAGATCCGTGGGCACTTGGAACCCAACTCGACTTTCTCTGGTACGAGCTCGAATCCTCCTCGATGCTCGCGGCGCTTCAGGCGTCGCCGTCGCTCGAAGACGCGGTTTTGATGTTCCAAAACCAATTCGAGCGACCGGATCCGGTATGGGCTGCAACCGATCGGCGCATTTGCTACGCGAGGAACGCGCTTCAGTTTTGCGCGCTCGTCACGCCGCCCGAACCGGCGTCTAAACGTGGCGGCGTCGTTGTCGCCACCGTGGGCGTCTTAGCGTTCGTCACTGCCGCAGGCTATGGCGCGTACAAGTTACTCTCTCGCACGCCTCGCCCGATCCCGCGACGGTTACCTCCAGAACCCGAGCCTGAACCTGTCTACTACCCACCGCCGAACCCGATGAGGCGATTTTGAAACCGCTCGCTTGGGCAATGATCGCCGGAGCGGCGACGGCGATCGGACTCAGTCTCGTCACACGAAAAGCAAAGGCGCAAACAATGCCGGCACCTGGATTCGATCCGACGAAAACCTACGGAGAGACCACACTAGTCCCCCTCGCGGTCCCGAGCGGCTGGCGCCGTGCGACGGGCACAGAGGTCGCGACGCTCCCCGAGCTAGGCGTCGCTGCGAACGCGCTCCGCAACACGCCAGGCTTCACGAGCATGCAATACGGCACGCTCTCGTCGTTCGTAGCGAGCGACGGAAACACGTACGCAACCTGGGTCGAGCAGCACTACCACGATCCTGGCGGCTCGATTAAGCCGTGGGGCTACCACCACGGCGTCACAATCTTGGCGGCGACGTGAAACGTTATTTCATTTGGTGGGTGGAGCGCCCGGGTCAGCCGAACGGCGGACAGTGGTACGGTTGGCGTTATCTCACCGACTACGAAGCGTTTCAAGAGCAGCTCTCGATCAACACATCGACCCCTGACGTCTCGAAGCTCTACCGCTGGATTTGGGACGGCTCCGAATGGCAGTACGACGCTCGGCCCGACGGAGATCTAGTGACGAGCGGCGTACATTTCGCTTGGCTTTAATGCGGAATTCACAGCACATTTCAACCGACTCCGGAATGGTGATACGCTCTTAGCCCATGGACGTCGGCTTGGGCGGTAGCCCCACACGGAGGTTCGGTCCGTACCCGGGCACTCTCGGCTTCGTCGGCGCCCCCGCAGTGAAGTACGTGGGCGACAAGCTCTGGCCGAACCAGAGCCTTCACATCAACGAAGGTCTCAAATCTCGGAACGGTCGCGTCCGAGTCGTTCTTCAAAGCGACGGCAACTGCGTCCTCTATGGCGACAACCAACCGCTCTGGTGGACCGGCGCGCGCCCTGACGTAAAAATCGCCACGATGCAAGGGGACGGTAACTTCGTCCTCAACCCTGGCGCCGTGTGGGCTTCCGATACATCGGGCCACCCTGGCGGCTACCTCTTCTTGCAAGACGACGCGAACCTCGTTCTCTATTGGCGTGTCGGCGGGAGCGCGCTCTGGTCGAGTCAGACTGCCGGCTTCAGTTACTACGGCGGCCCCGGGAAACCGATCACGCTCGACGACGTGCTAGAGGTTGCGAGCGATGTGGTGTCCGCCGCAGAGGTGGTGGTTTCGTTCGTTCCAGTCATCGGCACCGGCATCAACGCAGCCATCGCTGCCGGCGTCGCGCTCGCCAAGGGCGCGAACATCGACGACGCCTTCATCGAAGGAGCGAAGAACGCGCTCCCGGGCGGTCCCGTCGCAGCGCAGGCCCTCGACGCCGGCATCGCCGCAGTCAAAGCAATCGCACAAGGCAAAAGCATCGGCGACATTGGACTCGCCGCAGCACGCGAGGCAATCCCGAGCGACGTGGGAAAGAAGGCCTTCGACGTGGGCGTCGCACTCGCACACGGTCAGAACGTGCAGCAGGCGATCATCAGCGGCGCCGCAAGTCTCGCGGCGAACGCGCTTGCGCCCCTCGCGTTGCCAGACTCTTTGCAAAACATCGCCAAATCTCTCCCACCGGAGACGACTCGTGTCGCGACGGCGATCTTCAACCGGCCCGAGCTCCAAGGGAAGAGCGTCACGGAAATCGCCGCCGCAACGAAATCGGATCCGGCAACGGTCACGCAAGCCACCCAGGCCGTCGGATCTGCCTGGCAAGCGCTCGCATCGCTCACTCCCGCGCAGCAGAAAGCGCTCGCCGGCTGGGCTACGCTCTCGAAGCTCTCCCCCGATCAGCAAAAGGCGCTCGTCGCGCTCGCCAAAAAGAAGCCTCCGACCCTCCACGAGGCGAAGGCCGTGGCCGTGGCAGCCAAACCCAAACCCAAAACCAAGGCGCCGGTATTGGTCGCCTCGAACACGCCCAAGAAGCCCACAGGAGCCACCATGAAAGCGTTCGGACCTTACCCGAAGTCAACCGGAGCGGTCAGCGCCCCACCGCCACACGGCGGGCACCACGGCGGCGGAGGCCACCACGACGGCGGACACGGCGGAAGGGTCTTCCGTGGCGGCCGGCGCGTCCCCGGCTGGGGTTGGGGCGAGCAGTGGGCTACCGAGCTCGTCGTCACCGAGACCTGTCAGACGTGGAGCGATCCCGTCTCGATGCCGATTTCGATGCAGACAGCGGCGAAGGTCGCGGTCGGCGCTTCGGGCGGTCGCCCGACGACGCTCCGGGGCGACGACGGCAGGCTCTACCAACTCGAGCTCGTGAGAGGCGTCATCATCGCGCGTGTGTGCGTCGCGTCCGCTTGAGGACGCATGCTCTACTACGTGTACGGGCTAATCGACGGCGAGTGGCAGCCGATAGACGGAAAATGGCTTGAGCTCGGCGAGTCGCAAATATCGACGAGCCTCGCTTACCAAAGAGGCGCCAAAACGGTCGGCATGTACACCTGGAACGGCACTAACATGACGTGGAGCACAGGCATATGAGCCGAAAGAAGCACCTCCCCGGCTGGTTTCCGTTCGCGCTCGGCGCCGCGGCCGTGACGGCGCTCTTCGCGGGCGCAAGATCGGGCTGGAGGCTCTCGAGCTCGAAACCGGCACCCACACCGCCTACGCCCCAGACCGGCGTACTCGGCGCCTGGGGGCCCGTCATCACGCGCATGTCGCGTGACATGGATCACGCAGGACGATCTGCGGTTCACGGCTCAGGCGGTCGACCTCGGAAGGTGCTCGCGCCGGACGGCACTACGTACCTTTTCGCGATCGAAAACGGCACACTAACCGCACGGCCCCAAGTCGCTTGAACTGCCAAACGGTGTAGAGCGCGAAGATCGATAAGGCGAGAGCGCCTACGGCTTCTTGGACGCGGCGAACGATCACGAGAAGAGTGCCTTAGCTAGAAGCTTCTCCAATTCGCCAAGCGCTTCTTCGTGATTTTTTCCGGCCGCTTCCGGGCCGTCGTCTTCAGGATCGTCACTCGAGGCTCGCGCGTGCACCATGCCGTCTTCGCCGAGCTCGGTGATGATGAAGCGCACGGTAGGCGGCTTTCCGGCAAGCCAAGCGTCTACGGCTTTGGGGCGTCGAAGTATCTGTAGTTCTGCGGCGAGCTTTGTGCACCGCACGCACATACACGGCTGGTTTGGACAAATGCGGACCATCTCTCGACGCACGTCCTCATCCGAGTGCGCTCCGGTCCAACCGTTTTCCGCGGAATAAAAAGGCGGATCGCTCCAGTCAGTCTTTACTTCTCCCACGGCAAAATCCCCTTCGCCTTCTCGCGCATCTCCGCCTGACGCTCCGGCGAGAGCTTCGAAAAGAGGTTCTCGACCTTCTCGTCTGGCGCTGCGCGCTTTCGAAGATCGGCCGTCTGCCAGATGTCTTTGATCTTCGCGCGCTGCTTCTCGGTGAACTCGAGCGTGTCGTCGTGCTGCTGCCGCACGCTCTTGATGAAGTTCTTCTCCCAGTCAGAAAAGTGAATACCACCTCGCTCGGGCGGCACATCGACGAGCTCTTCGAGATCGGCGAGTTGCTTCAACGCTACGGTGTCTTTGCGGAGCTCGAGGACGGTCGGGTGGTTGTCGATGGTCATTCTGAAAGCTCCTCTGAAAGCCGAAGCTCCCCACGCCCTTCGACGAGCTCCAACGTTCGAAGTCTCGACAGGTACGTCGAGAACGTTCCGCTCCTGTGACTGATCCCTGCGGCTTCTCCGAGTTCTTCGTTCGTTAGCGGTCCTTGTACGTCGGCAAGAACGGCGAGCATGCGACTCGCCCCGCCCTTGAGCTCACGAAGCCAGTACTCGACCAGGTCTCGCCCTTCTGGGAGCGGGTTCCAGTGTCCGAGCGCCAAGAGCCCCGCATCCGTTATCGACCGCTTCTCTCCAACGTCGACGATCCATCCTTCTGAGCGCCCACGCGACAGGTACGTCGAGAAAGTACCCGAACGCGACGACAGGCCTGCGCGTACGCCGAGCTGTCGATTGGTGAGACCCTGCGGGCGCTGCGCGAGCGCGATCATCATCCGACGAAGGCCACCGCCTACGGGCGACGCACCGTTCGTCGTACCGTTCGACTTCTGGTATTCGGTAATCGCCGCCTGAGTCTTAGGCCCAACAATCACCGGCTTGGCAGGCACGCCTACGACGCGCTGGAACGTAGACACGGCCGAGCTACTTTTGGCTTTCGCCAGCGTCTTCCTCAAGTCTTCGTTGTGAATTACCTCTTCGTCGACGAGCACGTTGATTGCTGCCTCTTCCGTGGCACGGAACGCACGCTTCAACTCGTCGGACAGACGGCGGCGTATGCGTTTCCAATCAACACGCGCCGGCACCTCGTGGATCTTGTTTTTAACGACGATCACTTGTTTGGCTGCGGTCTTCTTCGCTAGCCCCTTCTCGAGCTCGGCGATCCGCTTTCGAAGTTCCTTCGGGTCTTCAGCCTTCGAGCGCTCGATGGTTGCGGCCATCTCCTTCTCGAGCCCTCTCAGATCAATCGGTCGGAGCGCCTTCCGTTTGAACTTCTTGTCCCCGACCTTCGGCGTTCGCGACGTGTCGAGGCTCTCGATCGGCAAGATGTGCACGACCTTCGAGACCTTTAGCCACTGCGGGCTCCACACGTGCGGCGCACCGACCTCGAGCCGAGGAAGAATGTCCTCGAGCTTCTCTTCGGCACCCTTGTCGTTGAGCCAGTACTGAAGCGCCTTCCGCTCGTGCGGGCCGTTCATCTGAAACGCGAAGACGCACTCGGCTTGGTTGAGCGCCTTCTTCGAGATCTCCTGCGGACGCTGTGAAATGAAGCTCATTCCGATGCCGTGAGGACGCCCCTGCTTCGCGAGCCGCTGAAAACTCGTGAAGCATTTGCTCTTCGCCTCGTTGCTGGTTTTCGGGGACGAAGTCCTGGCACTCCTCGAGCACCAGGTGCACGGCGCTCGGCGAGCTCTTCTTTCGAAAGAAGAACCGCTCTGCAAACGCTGTCGCGAACCGCGTGCGTTCGGCGTCGCGCATCTGGCTCACATCGAGCACCACGCTCGTTCGCTTGTCGACGATCACGTCGGCAACGAGAGCGCCGCCCGTAGGCTCGAGAGGGATGTCGCCGTAAAGACCTCCGAACACAGGGATGTTGAACGCCTTCTTCCCGAGTCGGAGACCCGCCCACGCACACGAGCCGTCGAGGATCACGACCTGCACGTTCGCATGGAGCATCTGCTCGACGAAACGTTTGCAACCGAAAGTCTTTCCGCTCCCCGTCCGACCGAGCCACGTGATCTTCTGTGTGACGGCATCTAGCGGCAGGTTGAGCTCACGGGCGATTCGAAACGATCTCATGATGCGTCTTTCTTTTCTGTTTGTCTGCGAGCCATCTCTTGAGCAGCCAAGTCGGTGATGGCTCCGAGCGGATCCGCCAAGAGCCCGAGTATTGTCTTCGTCGCGTCGGGCAAGTCACTCGCATAGAGCTCCCTTCGAAATCGGCGGCGTTATTCGAGCTCCGTCAGAAGCGCCGTGCCGCGTGCTATCAGCTTGTCGAAGCGCCGCGCTTGACGAGCCTTCATCCTGGCTTTGCGTACGCGCTTGGCGCGGCTCACGGGACCGCCTTCCAGGTCACGTACACGTTGCGATCGTCGAAGGTGACGGTCGCACACCGGGAGCTCTTTCTTCAGCGCGCGCCAAAGCTGCTTCGGCTTTGGGTGGTTGATGGTGACCTTCGGCTGCGTCGCGAGGGCGATGCGGACTTGGGTAGTGAGATCGCGGAGGGAGATCATCGAGGCGCCTTTTGCGCATCACGACTCGACTGCGCCACGCGCACATTCAATTCAGCCGCTCTATTGTCGCCACCAGGACTGTCGTCGGGATGCCAAGTCGCCGCTAATCCCCACTTGATGAAAAGATCCTCCAGCGTAAATTCGCCGTTCTGTCTCACGTGAGCGACATCGACAAGAAATTCGCTCGCCTCACGATCCATTCCCTTGAGTTGATTGACACGCAAGTAATCACGCGCCGTGGACAACGGACGACGATGATCCAGAAAACGACCTCGAAGCACAGTCGAGTAAAGACGGAACCCGAGGTGTCGAAAAAACTCCTCTTCCTCCTGAGCGTTGAGACGTTTTTTCATTTCGGTTCTTCCTTCTTTTTCGCTAACCCTTTCGTCGGATTGTTCTCGAACGGCGTCGCGTGCTCGATGTAGCCGCGCGCCACTTTCTCGCTCACCCAACCGCCCTGACGCATGATGTCTCGTTGTGCCGTACCTTTCTGAGCGAACGTGGTAGCGGCTCCTCGACGCAAACTGTGGCTGGCGAAACGACGCACCAAGAGCACACACGACTCGCATTCAGAAATCTCGCGCATCGACTTGTGTCCGTGGTCCGGATTCGCTGCGAGACGTTTGACGAGCCGCGAGACAGTGCGTTCACTGATCGGAAAAATCAGATCGTCGGGCTTGAACCGGTTGAGCCGAAAGTGCTCTTGGAGCGCCTTCATCGGGCAAACCACCTCGTCCTCCTGCGCGTAGCTGACCGCGTCGCGCCCCTCTTTGATCTGGTCCGTCTTGCTGCTCGGGAGATAAACCATGATCCCGTTCGAGCGCTCATGATCCTCGACCCAGGATCCGTCTTCTTCGACCTTTACGAACCTGACGTGCTCTCGTCGAATGGCGACCAGGTTGGCGCTCCGGAGCGCACAGAACCATCCGACGGTCAGCATCGCTCGGTTTCGAACGCCCTCGGCATCGGCTCCTAGACGCGCGCAGACGTCGATCAGTACCTTGATTCCGAGCGGCGCCTTCTTGGTTTGCTTCACCCCCACCGTGTTCCTGATCCCCTTGAGCGTCTGACGCACGACCCGGGCGTTCCGTACGAAATCGAGGCCGGCCTCATCGTGGTAGTGCCCGGCGGCCGAGAGAAAGCGCGATATGCTCGAAACGCTGTAGCCCTCGGCAGCGAGCCAGCTCAGGTGGGCCGCCACGACCTCCGGTGGCGCAGGGAGGAAAGGGGCCCGGTTGGCCGTCGCCCAGGCTTGGAAGCGCGCCCAATCGCCTGCGTAGCCCCTCCGGGTGTTGTTGGCCCTGGACTGCCGCTGGAACTCCTGGGAGCGCCGGAGGTCCGCCACGAGGCCGGGAGACAGCCCGTCCGGCTGGGCAACGACGAGATCGGCGGTGAACGCCTTCGGTTCGTCATCGTTTTTTCCAGTGTCGCCGTTACCCGCCACGGTTTGTCCGATCATAAACCATTATCGGACAAAGCCTGCGCCGTCCAGAGCTTCGTATTCGAGCTGCAATCGCACTACGCCCGCGGCCCCATGCCCGGCTTTTCGGGTGGCTCTGATCCGGCTCTGGTGCGGCTTTTCGGGTGGCTTTCCGGGTGGACGTGTTACTCGACCACGATCGGGCGTACTCTCTGGGGCATGTCGGATCAGCTAATTCTCGCGTGGACCGTCGACGTCGCAGGCAGCTCTTTCGGGCCAATTGAAGCGGCAACCGCGCTCGCAGCCGTTCCGCTCTACGTCGATGCGACGACGGACCCCGTTCTAGGTCAGTACTTCGGGCTCACCGTCGAGAACGATGCGACGACGAACGACACGACGAGCGCGACGCGCACGCTGACCCTCAACATGACGAGCGCGAACAGGCCCGAGGCGCCACCCCCGTTCCCCTGTCATCCGATCACGTCGACCCCGCCGACGCTCCCGTATCCGCTCCGTGCGAGAAAGGCGCTTCCCGGATCGTTCTTCGTGCAGACGGGCTCGGCGATTGTCGCGACGTCGGCAACGCAGCTTCCGTCACTGGTCGATGACGACGAGCTCGTCACTATCCAGTTTCTTTCACAAGTAGGTGTGCCCTACGAAGCCGAAATCGTTGCGAGCGCGACGCAAATAGAAATCGATCCCCCGTTCACCGGCACGTCGGGGGAGACGGGTGCGTTCAAAGAATTCGCCGCGCCGTGTCCTCTCAACCGCGCGGCCGCCTACTCGAGCTCCGAGCTCGACACCGCCGGAGTTGCAACGATACCGCCGATCCCAGCGGGAGCGGGCGCACGAACAGTCGAGCTCACCTACAACGACTCGGCGGGGAACGGCCCCTTCACCGCGACCGCAACGCTCACGGGCAAACGCCCCGCTCTCTTCAACTTCGGAGAGTCGTTCGGCTTGGACATCGCTGAGATCGTGAACCTCGTCGTCACGAGCACCGGTGGGTTCAACAACAGCATCGGGGAAATTACAGTCGTCGAACTATCGGACGCGCTCCCCGTTCTTCCACCGAACCTCCCGCTCGGAACGGGCGTCGGCGCCGCCGAGACGACGCGCGGCAAAGTCGGCGCCGTGCCCCCGCGTACGTTCAAGACGATGACCGACGACGCGCAGCTTCTCATCCTACGGCATCTCGCATACCTGCCGCCGAGCTTCTTTGCACTCGCACAGCAGCAAGTATCAGCCCCTCAGCTCGAGGGCGATTTCATTGTCACGACCAAGTCCGTCGAGGTGTTCACGACGGTCGATCAGACAGGAGTTCTCAGCGAGGGCGACTTCATCGAGTTCGCGATACAGCCCGGCACGCTCTACCAGATCGCGGAGCTCACCGATCGGATCCTCACGCTCACGAGCGAGTTTTTGGGCATCGACACCAACAACACGGGGCTACTCAACACGCCGATGAACAACAGCGCTCAAACGAAGGGCAACATCGGAACGATCATCAACAGCCAGCCGACGGGCGCGCGGTCGCCGGCAATCGCAGGAACCCCGAGCAACGATCAACTCTCGGGACCGCTTGGAGGGTTCGTGGCGCCTGGAGTTGCTGAGCCGCCACCGAACCCGCCACTCGCTCCGGCGACAATGACGCCGCCAACCACTGCTCCGGCATTCCTCTCGGACCTATTCACGCGAACGATTCAGCTCGCGCTCGCCGGGGTGCCAATCAAGGCGCAACCGATCACGTTCGCATGAAAGAGCGACTCAGCCGGATGCTCGAAGCGGCGCACCGTATGCGCTTCGACGCGCCGCCTAGAGAGTTCTGGGCCGCGCTCGACGCTAATTCACTCCGGGCGGGGTCGGCTTCACAAGCGGCACGAGCTCGCGCGTCTTCTTGTAAGTGTCACGAGCAAGTAGAACGAACTCGTCCTCGGTAGCTCTCCGTTCGGTGTGCATGACGCAAAAAGCGTCGGCTAGCGCGACCGCGGACGTGAGCAAAACTTTCGCTCGAACGGGCGCACCTAGATCTTGGAATTCATCTAAGAGTTCTAGGACGCGCTTCATGTAATCGTCTTCTCGTTTCACGTCACACCTCGATGACCTAAGATGTCGTGCTCGCCGGGGACGAGCTTCCGGAGCTGGATCCACCCATTAAAGTTGCCACAATAGTGGCCAGTACCGACACGAACCCAACCCTCAGCCCATTCGTAACGATCCACCCGAAACCGATCCAACTCCGACGGCGTCATAGGTCGCGCGGGATGTTCGAGCGGGCTCAAGTGACCAGGCCCAATGAGCCTGTCGTAGAGCGCCAAGTCTTCCTTCGGATCTCGTTTGCCGTCTTGTGTGAGGTACGAGACGCGAGCGCAGCGCGCGGCGGAGATATTCGCTGGGAAGCCTTCACCGAGCACCTCAAGATTGAACCCCTCGTCGGCCTCGACGTAGGGCGTGTGCCAATCGCCGTAGTTCACAGGATGCGGCTCGCTTTCTCGTTTGAGCCGCATCATCCACTCCGCGGCCTTTTGAAACTCGCCCTGTGCCGCCGGGTTCACGCGAAGGTGTTCGAAGTTGTCCCAATCGGTCGCCGTAATCACGGCCGTGTGCCACGAGAACGGCTCGAGGAGACGGTTCGCGAGCTGCTTGTGGACGCCAAGCTTGGACATTCCACGGCCGTTCTCGATCGCACTGTTCATGACGTTGAACCACATCGTGCGTGCATCGGCCGCGTCTGCGCCATCGAGCACCTCATCGTGCTGCATCCCCTTTTTGTTCTTGCCAAACTGCTCTGGCACGAACGGATCGGCCTCGACGGCGGCGATGCGCTTCTCGACCGGGATCGCACGCGAGCTCGCGCTGTTGCGTGAAAGCATCCGGTGCGTATTCACTTCGGCGAGCACAATGCGCGGGAAAGTCACCTCAAAGCTCGTGAGCCGGTGGCCGGCGGGTGAGATCGAATCTGCGAGAATCTTTGCGTTGTAAGCCATCATTTTCTCCTATCGCTCGGCGTCCAGCCGAGGTTCGCTGCAACGGTAATGCGCTCGTGTTCGACTTGAGGCACCCAATGTAGACGTCGACCGTCAAACACGACGAGCTGTCCTGCCTGATCCGGCACGACGACATCAGGCTCTAGGTGCAACGCCCCGCTACCGACGATGCACCACACCGCCACGGTCGCGTGCCCGGTGTGATTGTGCGGTGCGTACTTGGCCCCGGGCGGCAGCACGGTCGCCCAACAGACGTCTTTTTTGGTGGCGACAATCTTCTCGTGCTCTAACCGACCGAGCATAGCTTCGCCGAGCCAACCTTGACCGACTCGAAACCGCGACGTGTGTCGACCGTTGATCGAATGCATGCTGGATTGCGGCCACGCCTCGCGACGGATCCGATCGGCAAGATCGTCGAGGGCGCACTCGTTCGGCGCAAAAATGATCAAACCCTTCACGGATTTTCGATTCCTTGATCCATCCCCAACACATCGGTGCCCACGAAAGTCACCGACTGCGAGCCAGGAGGCTTTGGAAAATGAAAAGGCTTCGGAAAGTAAAAATAACCCGGACGCAACGAACGCACCGGAAGGATCAAGTTTCCCGCCTCTGATACGACGGGGCTCTTCGAACACGAAAACGGCGCTTCGATCATCACCTCCGCGTCCGGCGGAAGTTGTTGAAGGAGCTCGATGGCTCTGCGAACGTTCATTTGTCGATCCAATCCGCAACCAGATCGTCGACGGCTTTACCGAGCCAATCGAGCCCCTTGTTGTTGAGTATTATTCCGTCGAAAAGCTCGTCTTGCATCGACGTCTGCTCGGTCTCGCTCCGATGCTGCCCGGCGCCTCCTTTCAAACCCGCGTTTTGACGAACGATGCGGATGAGTTTGCCACCGTGAGCGCGAATGGCCTCGAGCTCGTTCTTGAAGCGGACGTCGGGGATGACGACGCTCGTCTGCCAGTTCTCATCGCCCGGACGCCAAACGTGTTCGAGCCCGTGGATCTGGGTGTAGTTGTAACCGCCCTCCACGTTGAGCTTCTTCGCCACGTTGAGCGCGTAGTCGACCCAAGTGTTCGGATAGCAGACGCGGCCCCATTCGCTCCCTAGCTGTTGAAGCGCGAACCTGGGCGTGAGAAAGCACGGGCGTTTTCGGGATTCTTCTTGGAAAGAGGGCAACGACCGCCAAGCTTCCACTCCGAAGTCGACACCGCAGCACGCGCATCGATCTGATCTAAACGGGCCGTGCTCGCGCGGATACCGCTCGTCGGGCGCGTTCCTCGCTTCGCTAGGACCCCACATCTGATCGAACGAGAAGCCGTAGACGTCTCGCGCGATCCGTTTCATGGGGTCCGCGAAACTCACTTTCGTGAAGTTGAAGTCGTAGTTTCGCACGAGTAAGTCCGCACACGTGTCCTTGCCGCTCCCCGCCAAACCAGAAATGCCGATCAACAAGATGAACCTCCTTCCGGCGGCGTAGCCGGCACGTAATCGTGCCCCTCGCCGAGATCGGTCGAGTGTCTGCCCTCGCGTGCGGACTTGCCGCAGACGGCGCAGGGCGGCCAGGAGTCGGTGGGATCTACGCCCGGCGTCCCGCCTTGCTCTTCACGCCACGCGATGTACGCGGCGTTCTCCTCGAGCACGGCCTGAGCGACTCCTTCAATGACGAGCTTCTGCCCTCTGTCCGGTTGCACGAGCAGCGAGCCGTCAGTGCGAAGGACAGCGATCCCGTTCGGAGCACCGCCGGTGTAGGTCGTCGTGAAAGCGCGTTCGCTCTTGAGCATCACCGCACCTTCGGAGCAAGTCCGGCGAGCGCTTTCACTACGGCCGCGTCACGCCGAAACAGATACTGATCACCGTAGGAGTAGTCCAAGGAATGTTCTGCTGATCGAAAGATGGCTCGGGACGCCATCTCGAGTGCCGCGATCGCAACGAGCGGTGCTCTGTCCGTCTTTTGCTCTAGTAGTTGGATGAGCTGTGGAACGAGCTGCGCTGCTTCGGTCAGAACTCGCTCGACCTCTACTTCGACTTCGTCGCTGCTCATCGCGGCTTCCCCGACGTCGCCTCGCGCTTCTCGGCTTGCCGCCGACGAACGCGCTCGATGACTTCCGGTTGGTGAATGCGCACGAGCTCCTTCGCGAAGGCGTGCTCCACATCGACGCCGACCGACGACGCGACGCCGTAGAGCGTCACCATGCAGCCAGCGATCTCTCGCTGCACTTCGCCGACGGGGCGGCTGAAAACGTAGTCGACGAGGCGGTGCAGCTCGTCGGCGCCGACGCCGAGCACTTGCGCGAGCTCGACAGATTCCTCGACGAGGCGGAGCGATCGCTCCGGACCGTTCGCCGCGGACTCTTCGCCGAGCGCTTGTCGAATCCACTCGGCGACGAGCTTTTGGTGGTTCAGGTGGTTCAGATTCATCGAGGCCTCCCGCTGTTCGCGAACTTCTCCTGCGCATCGATCGCAAGGTCGAGACACTCGAGCACGTCGAGGCCGAGGTCGTCGATCCAGCGAAGGGTCGAGAAGATAATGTTGCCGAGCTCTTTCTTGAGCTCGTTGTTGACCGTTATCGCAACAGCCCCGTGGCTGAGGTTCAAAGGAATAGGTCCGTGGTCGCGTGCAAGCCGCGCAATATCCCCGACACCAACCACGAGCCGCACGACTATCTGTGGAAGCGTGAGTCCGTCGCTGACGGGGCCCCAGATCTGCCGCGCTTGCACTTTGAGCGCCAAGAGCCCCGTGCGCACGTCCGCGCGGATCTGCGGGTGCTTTCGAATATCGATTTCCATTCTGTCGTTCATAGATCGTTGTCCTTTGCGTATTTTTCCCACCCCGGAGGCACCGGCGTCGGAAGCCCAGGCTTCGGTAAAAGCCGCCAAGTAGGGCGGCCAAGCGGATTGGAACTCAACTCCCAAAAAGTTCCGTCATCGCACGCACAAAAAAGCCGCTCACCCGCCGGGATCAGTTGAAGGATGTTCCGCGGCTGTTGGGCTTCTTCAATTGTCATGCCGGTGGCGCTCGGGATCTTGGCGCGCGCCTTCCGAATGACCGCGACTGGGATCGTGTACTCTTCGGCGCACTCGTCACCGCGGAAACGACGGATCGTCACGTCGCCGCAGACTCGACGCACAAATGAAAAAAGTCGTTCTTGCCGTACAGCGTCGAAAACGATGCGCGATTTGCAAACGAACGGCACAAGAGGCAGGTACAAAGCAGAGTTTGCACATCGACCACGACCATCGCCGTCAGACGTTCCGAGATTTGATTTGCGGTCCGTGCAATACCGGTCTCGGCCAATTCGGCGACAACCCGAAGCGGCTGATCCGCGCCGCTGAGTATTTGCTCAAACACCGAGGCGCTCCCAACAAGAAGAACCCATCCCCCGTGAAATCGACAAGGGGTCCGTAAGTCTTCTTCCGCACGCCCCACGGCGCTCGGAGCGTCTTCGGAGATGCGACTCTTCTTACCGTGCACGAACCTCTGACCTTCGAAGATGCAGCCAAGGTACGTGTAGTCGCCGTCGTTGTTTGAACCGGTGAGCACCGACACGAAGTGCGGAGGCGCTCGGTCGTCGCCCTGGCGAGCTTCGGCAAGCGGCACGCGGTAGGTGAATCGAGTGCCCGTGCGGCGCGATTGGAAGGTCACGTGGGCGTTGCCGGCGAGCAAAAATTTGACCGTCGCGGCAGGGTCGACAAGCTCGGCTCGGGGGCCCGAACCCTCGTCTGTATTTTCTTGAAAAGTTGTCGTCATGTTTGCGTTGGACGGAGGGATTTATTTTCGATTCAATTAATTGGTTAAATCGAGACTGGAACTATTAGGCCGCTACTGGAAATAAGTGACGATGGTGACGCAAATGACGATGAAACGGTCGTAGGCGCCAAAAAATAGTGGTGACGATGGTGACGATAACCCCCCTCAATTCTACACGTAGGAGATTTTATTTTGGTGAGGGGGGTCCGAAAAATTTGGGGCCGACGGCCTTTTCATCGTCATTTGCGTCACCATCGTCACCTGACCCCTCTCACCACGAGATGCGGCCGACGAACCACGGGGTGCCGCCCCCTTGCTTGGGTTTGTGGTCGAACCGTCGCCCCCCGACGTTCTTCTTTCGGTACTTCCGGAGCTGCATGCTGACGAGCTTCGTCGTGAGCTTGTCGGGCGTGCATTCGCAGAGCTCAGCGAGCGCTTCTTTGAGTGCGGCGTGGGCGAACGCCCCGACGTGCATCTCTGAGAGCACGTCGGAAACGAGCATGGGTTTGCCGAGTTTCTCCCATTCGATGAGCACGCGCTCTAGAACCCCCAGCTCCGAGTCGCCGCTCTCGACGAGCTCTTTGCGGCCCTCGATCGGATCCGGCATGCCCGCCCACACGAGCGCGCCCCTCACGATTCGGCTCCATTGCTCGAAGGAGCCCCACGACGTCAGATTTTGGTTGGGACAACCTGCGGCGAAGTATCCGCGAAGCACGGTGAGGACGGCGCTCGCGAGCTTCGGTCGTTCGCGGTGTACGTGTGGAAGGATCGGATCGTATTTGAAACCGGTTCGATGCTCGGGGTGCTCGAGTGTGGTCTCTAGTTGAACGTGAAGCGCGCGACCGACGAGCTCGTTCGACAAGATGAGGTTTTGCGCTGTCACGAGCCAGAGTGCTCGCATCGGCATCGCCACCATTTCGCTGACTCCGAGTCGGCGTTCTAGAACGGCCATGCTCGTGATTACGCCTGCTAGCGCTGAAGAATCGAGAGCTCCTTCGACGTTGTCGAGAAGGACGATAGGGTCGCCGCTGATTGCGAGCGACAAGATCCGTTTTCGCATCTCTTCTTCGTTCGTTTTCGCCGTTCTAGGAAGAGATCTACCGGAATAAATTTCTCCGATGATGTCTGCGAGATAGGTTGCTCCGACTCGGCGCGCGTTCTTGTCGAGAACACCGAACGGCACGCAGCCGTCGATTGTCGGGCGAGCGAACGGTGTAAAGAGCAAAGCCATCCACGCGGAGAAGTGTTCCGAGCTCACAAATGGAAAATCTTGAACGACGTCGTACAAAGTCGCGATGGCCGTCGTCGCGTCGTCCAAAGTAGGATTGGACGGGATTGGTGGAAAGTTGACGTTCGGTTCGTAGAAAAGTCCCGTCGTGCGATCGTAGCCGGGTGTGTCGAGCACTGTTCCGTCTGGACGAAGCACCGGGCACTCGGTGATGCCTTCCAAAAACTTGACCCCGGGCCATTCTCCGCGGCAATGAAGCTCCGAGAGAGGATCGTCCGGAACCCCGCACGAGACTAAAGAGGAATCACCGGTGCTCGTCGTTTTCCAACGCTGAAACGCGCAAGCGTGCGAGATGAGCCCTCTGGTTCTCGCTTTCGACATCTCGGAGATGATTGGAGCGTTTGCTTCTCGGCGGATCTCGTCCTCTTCTTTGCTCTTATTGGGGTCGCGAAGGATCTGCACGAGCTTCCAGCCTCTGTTGAACACGTTCGGCAAAGCCGCAAGCGCCGGGAGCATCTGATCTGCGACTTCGAGCTCGTCGAAGCCGACGATGACGGCTACGCGGTCGCCCGTCGGTTCTTTTCTGGCCGGGAGCCATTTGCGAGCGCGTGTGATGAGCTTCTTCCCGCCGACGCCGCCCCCGAGCGGCCGATCGGCGATGAGTTCGATGACGCGGTTCCAGCCGGTGACAGGTTCGCCCGAGTCGAGCTTTTCTTTCGTTCCACGAACGGTCGCGGCGCGTTTCTGGGCGGCGTCCGAGCCACCAACCCATGCCACGAGAAGAACGAATAGCTCGGTGTGTTCGACGGGCCATCCGTCTCGAAGAAGTCCGCCCCCGAGCGCGAGGCAGAAGTCGTGACGTCCTTTTTTGGGGAAGTACCGAGCAAGAAGACACGCCGCTGCGAGTACGCCAACGGCGGCTTCTAAGACGGTTCGTTCGATGCGCGGGATCTGCTCGGGGTTGGCGCCGTCTTCGAAGTCGATGAATTCGCCGCTGACGTGGTGGCTTCCAGGGAACACGGTCTGAACGCCGCCCGTCCGGAGCTCGACGATCGTTTTGCCGGCGCCGTCGATGTTCGGATCTTCGTACTTGATGTGCTTCGGGACGTCAGAGAAATAGAGCCAGTGCGACGCGCGCTTCGATGCGCGTCCGAACCGCCCCGGTGTTGGCGGTAAAAGATGCGGTGCGAGGTAGAGCGCTTCGGGACAATCGATGTCGACGTCGCAAAGGCCTTTCGATGGTTCGCCGAGAATGATCCCGATGTTTTGAGGGACGCCGTTGAAGTAGTGCGGCGCGGTCTCGTGCGTGATCCGTAGGTTCTTCCAGTCCGGGATCGTCGGTCCTTTTTCTCGATACGGAACGGGGATTGGGCACAGCCCTAGGTTGATGTAGTCGATCGCGAGATCGAAAACCGAGGGCGGTGATGACGACACGCGGGGAGGGCCTCCAAGAACGTGATCGGTCGAGGATTCGCGAAGGCGCGAAAATCTCGGAACACGGACCCTAGACCTTTCGTTCCGTCCTCGTCAAGAGGGGGTTTGCAACGTCCGTAAACATTTGTTATGGTCTGCCTTCGATGGCCCGAGAAAAAGAAACCGACGTCATGGTTGCCACGCGAGTGAGCAAGTCGCTCTACGTCAAGATCTTGAAACGCCAACGGGAGTTGAAGAAGCTCACCGGCATCGAACCCAGCGTTAGTGCCGTCTTACGCGCGATGATTGCAGAAGCGGCGTCTGGTCGTCGTCATCAGGCGGCGTGAACGTGAAGCGAAAAAGTATTTACTTTATTCAACGAGGCGTCGACGGACCAATCAAAATAGGAGTCGCTGCCGATCCTTATGAACGTCTTTCGTCACTTCAGACAGCTTCTCCGGAGAAGTTGATTTTGCTTGGGTGTGTTCGTGGTTCCGAGACCGGTATGCATCAAAAATTTCGAAAGCACCGCATTTCTGGAGAGTGGTTCAAGCCGCACAAAGACGTTCTTCGATTTGTCCGTTTGCGTACTTTTGTGCCATCGCGCCGACGTGCTGGCACAATAATCAAGGTTCTGGTTCCGGATCATCTTCAGGATCCTATTGAACAAGAACGCAAACGTATGAGTTTTGCGAGAGAAAAAGAAACTAAGGCGAGTGCGGTCGTCCGAGCGTGTCTCGAGGAGTGCCTGCTCGGTAAACCCCGGCCTGTTCTCTCTGTCTCTAGAGAAAAAACTTGACGGTTTGATTGGTGTGAGCGAGATTGCTGCGAGATGGGTGCGCTCTTCGTTTCGGCGTCCGAGATTGAGCTGTACGACCTGTGCCCCAGGAAATGGGCGTTTGCATATTTAGAAGGGCTGCGCCCGCCTCCGAACGAGTCCGCTGCTCTCGGCACGCGCGTGCACAAGATTCTAGAGCAGTGGCTCAAGGACGGAACGGCTCCTGACCTACTAACGAACGAAGGCGAGATCGCTGCGAGCGGTCTTCATCTTCTGCCGCCGCCTCGGACGCCGACGCTTGTTACTGAGGAGCAGTTCAGCTTCACCTCTAGAAGGGCTTGGTATTCGGGATACAAAGATTTTCGATACCGCGACGCAAACGGGCTCCTACACGTGGGGGATCACAAAACTACAAAATCTGCCACTTGGATGAAGACGACGGACGAGATTCTGGCTCACCCCCAAGCTTTGATCTACAGCGTCGATGAGTTCTTTCGAAACCCGCAGGACGATCGTCTGTCGCTCGATTGGATCTACTATAAGACGACCGGCTCACGAAAAGCCGAACCTCGTTTTCAGATCGTGACCAAGCAAACGGTCGCTGAGATGTTTTTCGAGCACGTCGATCCAGTCGCCGGGCAGATCACGGCGCTCCACGACACGCCGCCTGGCACGTCCGCGCTCGAGTTCCCTCCCGACTTCCGAGCCTGTGAGGCTTTCGGAGGTTGCGCGTTCCTTTCGATTTGTAACCCAACCCCAACCCAGAGAATTCAAGCAACCATGACCCAAGCCGGACTTTCCCTCACTGACAAACTTAAGGCGATGAAGAACAACCGAGCTCCGAGCCCGATCCATCCCCCGGAGGCGTTTCAGGCGCCGGCCCCGGCGGTGGCAGCTCAGATGCCTCAGATGCCCGCAATGGCGCCTCAGGCTTCGCCGATGCAATTCACCCTTCCGACGCCTCAGGGCGCGCCCGTGGCGCCGCAGGCGGTCGTGCCGGTGCAGCAACAGTTCTATCCTCCTGTCGAGGCTCAGGCGGCGCCACAGGTGCCCTTTCAGCCTGTGGCAGGGCCAGGGATGGCTCCTCAGGTGCCTTTCCAACCTGTGCCCCAACCCCCGCCCGCACCGGCAGCCACGCCCGAGCCCCCGGCCGCTCCCAAGAAGGCGCGAGGACGCCCTAAGGGTTCGACGGCCGAGGCCGCCTTGAGCAACGGCGGTTTCATACTCTACGTCGGCTGCGCACCGATCGGTTGCAACGTGACGAACGCTCTCGAGTACGTGAACGCTGCGCACGATCAGTTGAGAGCAGCGCGTGGTGTTACTCACTACCGGGAAATGGAATTCGGCAAAGGACCGGGCGAGCTCTGTGCGGCGCTCGAGGCGCTCCTCGCGCTCTGTGAAGGAACGCCGAACGCGCCCACGGGTGACGTCGTGCTCGGCGGCGCGCAGATCGAGGAAGACACGGCGTCGGTTTGGTTCTCGAAGGCGGCAAAAATCGTGAGAGCGTTTCGATGAATTGAAACATCGGACGTTCGTCGAACAGTCGGATGCACGAGCATCAATCAAAAAGGAAAAAGGTAAATGGGAAAAGTAGCTTTAAAACCAGCGGAGACCACGAAGGTTCCCGCGCTGATCGAAGTTCCGGATATCGAAACGCAGATCGTACCCTTTTACTTGAAGGGGTTGAGCCCACTCTTGGTCAACAACTTCAGCGAGAAGAGCAAGGCTCAGCTCGAAGGGGAGAGCACTGGCAAAATCAACAAGGGAAAACTTGGTGCCAAAGGAAAGCCTCCTCGCGATCCGGAAGCGGAGTTTCAAGCTGCTCGCGTCTTAAACGACGATGGCCGCGATTGCATCCCGGCGCGGTGGATTAAGCAAGCATTGGTCACTGCCGCCGGCATGTCCGACGTCAACATCGATCAGAAGGTCGTGCAGCGTACATTGTTCGTTCGAGGGGACTTGATCCCCATCGAATGCAAAAAGGGTCCGAGGATGCGTACCGACTGGGTACGACGAGGCCGGTGGAACGCAAAGGTGCCGATGCAGTGCTACCGAGCGGAGTTCGTCGACTGGTCGATCAAGATTCAGATCGAGTTCGAACCTAAGCTCATTTCGCATGCTTGGTTGGTTTTCTTGGTGCGCCGCGCTGGGCTCTCGGTTGGGCTCTGTGAGTGGCGTCCCGAGAAGAAAGGCGAGATGGGCCGGTTCGACATTGTGATGTCTCCGGCGAAGTAAACGAGCAGTAGCCGATGCGAGCTGAGACGACATCGAGACGAGCCGATGCGACTAGATGCGAAACGAATCGCGGTAGTCGACCTGAGCCGAGCCGAGAGGCGACGACCCGAGACGAATCGACACGAGACGAACCGCAGTAACCGATTCGACCCGAGCCGAACTGATGCGAGCCGACACGACTGGACTCGAGGCGAAACGAGTCGCAGTAACCGAATCGAGCCGAGCTGATGCGAGCTGAGGTGAGCCGATCTGAACCGAAGCGAGAGGCAGTAACCGATACGAGGCGACTCGAACCGAGCCGACACGAACCGATTCGACTCGATACGATTCGAACGGCAGTACACGAACCGAGCCGCAGGAGAAAAAATGACAGCAACCGCGCCGACTGTACGCGAATTTGTGATCGGAAACCGCGACGGTTTTCGTGGCGTCAATAAAAAAGACGTCGCGCCTTTCGTGGCGGTTCTGTCTGACATCGCCAAAAAGATAGGACCGCCAGGAGAGATCCCTGCTTTCGAATGGCGCAAAGAGCTTCTGGCTAGAGCTAAACCTAAAGACAGCCCGATACACAACAAGTTCACGTGGGACGACAACATCGCGGGGGAGAAGTATCGCCATCACCAGGCGGCTTACTACATTCGCGATTTCGACTTTCAGTACGTGGACGAGCGTGGGAAAGCCGCCAAGAAGGTTCGGTGGCTCCAAACGATCAAACTAGTGAAATCAGACGGGCAAGCGCAGCAAAGAGCGCCGATGACCATGCCGGACGTGCTCTCGGACGAGCGCGCTCTTGAAAACGTAGTCGAAACAGCATTGGGCGAAATGCAGTCTTGGGTTCGTAGATACGAAGCTTTGGAAAGCGTCGCCAAGCTCGCGCCGATCTTCCGCGCCGCAAGGAAAGTGCTGGCTAAGACTGTTGTGCTAAAAAAGTAAAAATTCGTGTCTGACCCCATCGACCTCTCCAACATCTTCGCCGCCGTTGCCGAAGCAACCAACGGCGCGAGGCGAGGCACCGCTCTCGGTAAGATCCGAGAAGCCGAAGGCGTGCGGCACACGCCCGAGCTCGACAGGATCATCATGATCCCACGGCGCGTGCCGCTCACGCCCGACGAGGAAGCGGAACGGATCGATCTGCTCACGAACCATCTCCGCACGCCGGGCGGAACGATGCGGCTCCGCTCGGTGCAGGCCCAAGCTCTCTGCGAGATGCACGACTACCAAGGGCTCTTCGGACCGATTCGAGTCTCCGGTGGGAAGACCCTCATCTCCTTGCTAGCGCCGCTCGTACTCGAATCTCCACGGCCGATGCTTATCACCCCAGCGGCGCTCATCGAAAAAACAAGAACCGAAGCTAGGAAGTACGCTCAGCACTGGCAGCTCCCGCCGCTCCTTCACATGGCGAGCTACCAGGCTCTCGGTCGCGTCTCCGGCGCGGAGACGCTAGAGAAGGCGAACCCTGACCTCATCATCTGTGACGAGGCGCACAAGCTCAAGAACAAGCGCGCCGCCGTCACGAAGCGCGTCGCGAGGTACATGCACGACCACCCAGAGACGCGCATGGTCATCTTGACCGGCACGATTTCGAAGCGAAGCTTGCACGACTTCGCGCACCTCTTGCTCTGGTCCTTGAAGCTCCGGACGCCGCTTCCACGACACTGGACCGAGCTAGAGGCGTGGGCGCTTGCGATCGACGAGCGACCGAACGCGATCGTTCCGCCTCTTCACCCAGGGGCGATCTTGATGCTTGCGACCGAGGAAGACACCGGTGACGTGACGCAACGCGCTCGCATCGCCGTTCGTAGGCGGATCAACGACACGCCTGGTGTCGTGACGGCTTCGGGTGAGGGTTGCAACGTCAGCCTTCGTGTTCAAGGTCATGTTGTCGAAACGACGGAAGTGACGACCGCTGCGTTCGAAAGACTCCGTGATCGGTGGGAAACGCCTGACGGCGGGCCCTTGAGCGACGGGTTTGCGATCTGGCGTCACGCTCGCGAGCTCGCGCTCGGTTTCTTCTACAGATGGGAGATTCGACCGCCTGACGAGTGGCTCGAAGCGAAGAAGGCATGGTCCGCGTTCTGTCGCAAGATCCTGAAGACTAATCAACGCCGGCTCGACTCCGAGATGCAGGTCGCACTCGCGTGCAAGGACCATCCCGAGTGGTATGGCGACCAGGAATACAAGGCGTGGGTCGCGATTCGGGATTCGTTCAAGCCGAAGACCGTCGCGGTGCCGTTCGACGACTCCGTTCTCGAGTACGTGACGAAGTGGGCCGAGAAGCACGGTGGTCTCGTTTGGTGTGAGCACATTGACTTCGCTGAGCGTTTGTCGGCGAACACGGGGCTACCTTACTTTGCGGGCGAGGGCTTAGACGCGAATGGAAATTCGGTTGAGAGCTTCGACGGCACGTGCGCTATTCTTTCGATCGAGGCAAACCGAGAGGGGCGGAACCTGCAACGCTTCTCGCATAGCCTCGTTGCCTCGCCGATGCAGCAGGGTGACCGGTTGCAGCAGCTTCTCGCGCGTACGCACCGCGACGGGCAAGAGGCGGATGAAGTGATCTGTGATGTCGTGATTTCGTGTGCCGAACACGTAGACGCGATGCGCATCATACAGAGCGACGCCCAGTACCAAGAGGACATCACCGGGGACCGGCAGAAACTTCAGCTCGCGGACATCATTGTCCCGAACACGATGCACTTGAAAGGAGCGGTTTGGAACAGATGAAAGCAGCGATGCTCTATCACAGCACGGACGATTGGTGTCACCTTTGCGGGGAGCGTACAGCACCTACAGTAGACATTTGGTACCCGGATAATGCTGAACACGACAGTCCGGTGGAGCCAGGACCGCTTCATAGTGGACGTCATTACATTCGGATTTGCAGCACGTGTGCGTGTCGCATACAAAACGTAGCTGCTAAGCCGACTCGTTGAGGACAACATGACGTTCCCGATAATGACTCCAGCACAAATATCTGAATGTGGATGTCTGCCTTGTTCGCCAAGAGGCTGTTACTGCGCAGAGTGTCGTGCCGGAAAAGCTTGCACAATCGAACCAGATCAGGTGGAGACGTGTCGTGAATGGCTTCGGTTGTACGCCAAGCCTCTTTCGTATTTTCCAAAAAACGGACGACGTATCGGAAGTTACGGTTACAAGCACGATGTGGAGAACTGGAGCAGTGCGCGCGGTAAGCACAAGTACATTGCAAACGGAGCGTTTATCCTTGCTGCGTTTCGTGAAGGATTTTGGGTGAAAGCAACGGGCATCAATGCAGTGTTCAATTTTTCGGTACCGAAGCAGTTGACGAAAAAGTCATGTGGTCAAGAGAAGGAAACCTGATCGCGAACGACACACGATGCTTGTCGCCAAGAGTTTCTGGCCTGGCTCGTGTGTCGTTCGCGGGAATTTTTCCCGTCTACGAAAAGGAATATCAAATGCCCCCCATCGATTGGTCTCAAATTGGAAATGCACCGATTTTCGAACGTGGAAACTATTTCAACCCAGGAAGGTACAAGCTCCGCTTGCTCCGGTGTCTGAGCAAGCAGACGCAAAAAGTTGGAGTGGCGTTCATAGCCGAATTCGAAGTCTTGGAGAGTGACAACCCCGCGCACCCGATCGGGAGCAAGGGGACGTACTTCGTCAAGATGGCTCAACAGCAGCAAGCGTTTTCCAACATCCTCGAGATGATGGCGGCGCTTCTCGGGTTCGACATCACGAACAAAGAACACGTTATGCAAATCGATCAGCAACTGAGGCCCCAGCTTGCGGGGCTCATGACGGCGCTCGAGACGCAGGGCACGGCCGTGCTCGGCGGACGCGAGACGATTTCCGTCGAGTGTCGGATCACGCTGACCAAGCAGCAGAGGGAGTTCACGCTTCACGTGTGGACGCCGTGGACACCTCCGTCTGGTTGGCAGCCGGTTCCGACGCCGGCAGTGGCGCAGATGCCTCAGAGGACAGCGGTGCAACCCGCGGCTGCTCCCCAGGGGTATCCGGCTGCGTACGCCCCACCGGCGTTCGCGCAGCCTGCGCTAGTACAGCCCACATGGCCTCAGACACAACCTGCGCAACAGGCACCGGCCTACGCGCCGCAGCCGCAGGCACAGCCGGCGTTCCAGGCACCGGCACCTCAGCAAGGGCAAGCCCCTTACGGGACGCCTGGCATGCCCCCGGCGGGTACGTTGCCTCCGTGGATGACCCCTAGGTGAAGTGAAAGAGCCCGCCCTGGTGAACCTAGGGCGGGGCGAAGTTCCGGATGAAAAACTCCACCCACACCCGCCTGGAACGAGAACGTTATCGTGATCGTAAACGCGCAGGGATTTGTGTGCGTTGTGGCAAAGTTCCGCCCGAACAGGGGCGAGCACAGTGTGCCCAATGCCGAACTCGTCGATTAGGGGAAGGCAAGAAGTGGCGCGCCGCTAATCTGGAAAAAGCGAGAAATTATCACAAACAAAATCCAGAAAGACACAAAGCAAGAGCAGCAGCTTGGAGAGCGAGAAACCCGGAAAGAATCAAAAAGATTTTGCAAAACGCAAAACTCAAAAGGTACGGAATTTCTTTTGAGCAGTACACGAAAAGGTCAGTTGCTCAAAACGGTGTTTGCGCCATTTGCAGAAAACCAGAAACTTGGATTGTTAAAGGCACGTTGGCGTTGTTGTCGGTAGATCATGATCACGAAACAGGTAGAGTTCGTGGATTGCTTTGCCACTCGTGCAACCTAGGGCTGGGACATTTTAAAGACGATGCGTTGATGCTTCGTGCGGCTGCAAACTATTTGGAGGCGGTTTAGGGTGCAGTCGTTCGATTGCGAAACCTTTAGGATTGCCGAGGGCAACCTTGCCCCGGATCTCGTGTGCATTTCTTTTGCCGGACCGGACTACAACGCCGAGCTCTATCACGCGATCGACGGCTCTCCGACGTTCCGAGCGATGGCCTACGTCGCGCTCAACAGAAACACGCCGGTGATCGGTGCGAACACTGCTTACGACATGGGCGTCATGTTAGCGCACGATCCGTCGCTCGCTGATCGGATTTGGACGCTCTACGACCGTGGGCTCGTGCGCGACGTGATCATGCGCCAGAAGATGATCGACATCGCGAGGGGTTGTTACAGCGGTTTCAGGCGCGGCGAAGACGGCAAGGTGTACAAGATCGGCTACAGCCTCGCCGAGCTCTTGAAACGACACACCGGCCAAGAACTCTCTAAAGGCGAAGACACCTGGCGTCTCAGATATTCCGAGCTCTACGAGATTCCTCTGTTTCAGTGGCCTGAGGAGGCTCGCCAGTACGCCAAGGACGATGCGGTCGCGACGCTCGCCGTGTACGAAGCGCAAGAATCTGATGCGGCGCTCCTTCTCGACGAGCCTGCGCGGTGCCGCACGGCGTGGATGCTCCACCTCATGTCTTGCTACGGGATCAAAACGGATCCGGAAGCCGTCGCGGCGTTCGTTCGGGCCACAGAGAAGAGCGTCGAAGAACTCAAAGCCGTTCTAGAAAATTGGGGTTTGGTACGTCCGAGCGGCACGCGAGACACGAAAGCCGCGAAGGCTCTCATGGTCAGCGTGTGCGCGGCCAAGGGCTTGGAGGTCGTGAAGACCGACGGCGGTGACGTCGCCCTCGACGACGCGACGTGCAAAGCGACGGGAGATCCGATCCTTTGTGCTTACGCGAACTTCTCTAGCCTTGCGAAGGTTGTCTCGACGGACATTCCGATCCTTTTGAAAGGCGTCAACACGCCGATTCAGACACGCTTCGAGCCGCTTCAAGAAACAGGTCGCACGTCGTCGAGCGCTCCCAATATACAGAACATCAAACGTCTTGTCGGCATGCGCGAGTGCTTCCGTCCTCGCCCTGGATTCGTTTTCGTCGACGCGGACTACGCGATGCTCGAACTTTGTACGTGGGCGCAGACGTGTCTCTGGGCTTTGGGACATTCGAGACTCGCGGAGGTCCTGAACGCCGGTGACGATCCGCACTTGGCCTTTGCAGCCCAGATCCTTGGCATCACTTATGACGAAGCGAAGACGCGGCGTAAGGGTGGTGACAAAGAAGTCGAGCAGCGACGTCTCGTGGCGAAAGTCGGAAACTTCGGGTTCCCGGGAGGTCTCGGTAAAGACAGTTTCGTCGAGTACGCCGCGTCTTCGTACAAGGTGAGCATCACCGTCGAAAAAGCTGCGGAGCTGAAGAGTTTCTGGCTTGCGCAGTGGCCGGAAGCCCGAGCGTACTTCGATTGGATTGCGAAGAAAGAACAAGATAGTGGGATTTCGATGCAGCGCTTCGTCACCGGGTCGTGGCGCTCCGGCATGCGGTACACGGTCGCGTGTAACGACCCGTTCCAGAGTCTCGGTGCGACGGCGGCGACGTGGGCCGGCTACGATCTCGCGCGGGCTTGCTACTACGAACGAGACCACATCCTTTTCGGATCGAGGCCCGTGAACTTCATCCATGACCAGTACCTGGTCGAGGTGCTCGACGACTACTACGCGCACGATCGCGCGATGGCTGTGGCGGCCGTCATGGTCGCGGCGGCGAAGCGAGCGATCCCTGACGTGACGCCGAAGGTTGAGCCGCTCCTCTGCCGATACTGGTCCAAGGATGCGAAGGCGATTTACAAGGACGGGAGGCTCGTGTCGTGGCCCTCGTAGCGATTGATCCGGGCAAGGTGACTGGGTTCGCGGTGTTTGATGATCTGCTACGTCGTGCGACAGTTTGTACTGAAGAAGAGTGTCTCATGCTCATCGAGAATGTGGCACCGATCAGGCAAGGAAAATCGGCCGGAGATTGCCTCATCGAAATTCCGCAGATTTATCAGGGACAGAAACAGAAGGGCGATCAGAACGACTTGATTAAGCTTGCTGTGATGGTCGGTCGGTATTCTGATCGTGCAACTGCGTGTGGTTTCCGCGTCACGTTGGTCAAGCCTCGAGCGTGGAAGGGGCAGCTTCCGAAGGATGTGTGCTGGCGTCGCGTGCGTGAGACGCTCACGCCAGGGGAGCTCGACAACCTTGCGAAGCTTCCAAAATCTCGTGCGCACAACATGCACGACGCAATCGGTCTCGGAACCTGGTTCCAGAAAAGGTGGAGATGAAGGTGGCAACGAAAAAAGGCAAGATGACGCTCAGGGCGTGGTTCGAAAGTACGCTTCCGAAAGGCATGACGAAGACGGCCTACGCCAAGCGTCTGGTGGATCGGGCGGGTGGCAAAATAGGGATGTCGACGATCTTGAACACGCTCAAAGGTCAGAAGCTTACGAGCTACGCGAAGGGCAAGGCGCTTGCGGATTTGACCGGTGGCAAGGTTCCGCTCACGGAAATCGTGGAAACATGACCGACACGCCGATCGCGGTGGCGGATAGTGTTTGGGTCAAACGCCCGCACGATCTCGAGAGCAAAGAAGCGCTTGCGGAGCTTTCGGCGTCGCTTCAAGATTTGCCGTGTACTTCGCAGACGTACCCGGGGATCTGCGAGGCGCTCATCGAGGTGAAGGCTCGCGTGAAAGGACTGACCGCGCAACGTGAGACGGTTCTTGGACCGCTCCGCGAGGCCGAGCGTGCGGTGCGTGAGTGGTTCCGGGCTCCGCTCGAGACGTATCAGATGGTCGAGAACATTTTGAAAGAGCGCGTCGCTGGCTACCAGGAAACGCTTCGTCAAGAGAAGCACGCGGCGATCGTCGCGGCCGGGCAGGCTCCGACACCGACGGCGATGGCGCAGCTCACGGCGCTCGCGACACCTCCGACGCCGACCGCCATCACGTTCCGGAAGACGTGGGAGGTCGAAATCACGGATCCGAACCTAGTGCCTCGAGAGTACCTGCTCATCGACACGGCAGCGCTTCGGAAGGTCTGCGTAGCGACCAAGGGGCAGATCCAGGTGCCGGGCGTGCGTTTCTTTCAACGTGACGGAGTGGCGGTGGGCTCTTGACCGATAAGCAATGGCGCAGCGCGAGCGGACTCGCCTACCTAGGTATGGACGGGAGCATTCGCTTGGTTCGTGTCGACACGGCGTGGGCACTTCTTCGTTTCTTTCGCACCGGTGAGGATTGGGGTTCGCAAGAGGTGAAGCGTCGCTGGGCCAGAGAAGAGTACGCGATGTTTCTCGAGCGGGACGCTGTCCCCAGGCGCCCGTCTCTAACCTTGGTTCCAGAAAGGTAACGATGAAACCGGAAGTAGCGCTCGCAGTTGTCTTGACGGGCATGTCGGATCGCGACGTCTTGGAAGCGTATCGCGCGGCAGCAATAGCGAAGGACCCTCACATGAAACAAATCGGGCGGGAGCTCCTCGTTCGATTGCATCGCGCTGACCTCACTAACTTCCCTCGTTCCGTGCTCGACGAGTACGACGCAACGCGCGATCCTAGGAGTGAATGATGAGATACCGCGACCTCAAACAAGAACGAGACGACGCCATCGCCCGCGCGCTAGAGGCCGAGCGTCTCTCGATGAAGAGCGAGTTCGATCGCGTCACACGAGAGTTCGAGGAAGAGAAAGCGCGACTAAAAGAGTGGGCCAAGGATGACGTGCGAGAGGCTTGGTCAGAAGGGTACAACGCCGGGTTAGCTGAAGCTGAGCGGCTCATCGTCTTTGCACCACGAAAGGAAACCGAAACATGAGACAGAAAATTACGCAACAACACGACCTCGACAAAAACGGAAACCCAGCGGGTGGCGAGACGCGCGCTATGGGCATCGTCATCGACTGGCAGAACGGTCCGCTCGGTACCACCGAACTGAACGGCGCCTTCGTCGAGGGCGTCATTCTCGCGGCGATCGGCCGGCTTCAGTTCTACCAGACGGCGAGCAACAAGAAGTTCGCCTGCCGTGAGAACGCGCTCGCGATCACGAAGCTCGAGGAAGCGCTCATGTGGTGTGAAGAGCGCACGCGAGGGCGGGTGGAGCGAGAGGTCGAGGGGACGAACACGCCATGAGCTACGGCAACATAATCGGATGTGACCTGTGCCCTGCCACGGGATTGCACAAAGAACTGAAGACCGGAGAATTCGAGCAGATCGATATCAGAATCGATCGTCGATTCTCCGACGATGACGCTGAGGACAGAGTGCATGCCGCCGGCATTCTTTGTAAAAAGTGCGCCGTTCCTTTTGTCGAGCTCGCGCGAAAACTGTCATCGGTCGATCTGAAAAAGCGCAGCAAAGTGTTGGACGAACGGATCATGGAACTCATCCGTAAGGACGAGGGGGGGCACATGATCCAAATTTACCTTGCGCACCCACTCTCCGCCCCCACCCTCGAAGGCATCAACGAGAACCGCCGCAAGGCCGCCAAGTGGGCCGCGTGGCTCTGGCGTCAAGGCTTCGCCGTCGAGTGCTCATGGCTCGTAGCGACGCAAGAGCTCGAGGAGACGCCCGAGAACCGCGCGCTCGGCCTCAAGTCCGACTGCGAGCAGGTCCGCCGGTGCGACGTCATGGTCCTCTGCGGGCCTCGGATCTCGAGCGGCATGCTGCTCGAGGCGAGCGCGGCGAAGGTCATCATCGACTTCACGTACATCCGTATGGATCTGCCGCACGACATCGGTTGGCGGCACGGGCAGCCGATTACGTTCGAGGAAGTCCAGAAGCGAGTTGCGGTAGAGGCCGAGCACGCGGCGCAGGCGGGTCGGTCCTACGCCGCCGAATTGGCCGAGACGGGCGGAGGGTAGCCCGTGAAGTGGAAGCCCGACCCGCAGGCTCTGCTGTCGCTGCCTTGCACCGGGCATATGTCCGAGCCCAAGCAGGACTGCGACAAGCGCGTCGACGTCATGTTTCCGTTCAACCTCGAGCGGCTCACGTCGGAATTGAAGCGCGTGGGCTGGTTCGTTACGGCAGTGACTCCGCAGGGCGTGAATCCGCCGGTGATGGCGGTGCTCTGCGGCGACTGCGCTGACGCGCTGATCCCGGAGCTTGCGGCCGCGGCGCGGAAGGTCTGGAAGGATCGGGATTCATGAAATTGGATCTGTCCACCCGCCCCCTGACCGCTCCTGAGCTCGAGGTACTCAAGGCGCGGCTCCGAGTGCTCAACGCCTCGCACGAGGCTGCGGCCCGGGTGCTTGGTGTGTCCCCAGAGACGCTCCTAGCGGCGCTTCAGGGGCGGCGGGTGCAGTGCGCGAAGCGATCGAAGCTACTTGACGAAAAATGACTTGTCGACACCTGTCGTCGGTTGTACTGTGTTCCGGTACATGAAAAAGAAAAAACCGCGAGACACGAAAGCGCGGCTTGGTTCTCAGGTGCAGTTCAGAATGGGCGAAGATCTCGAACGACGGGTTAACGGGTATCGGAACAATCTGAGCAAGGAGCTCGGAATCGAGGTCACGTTCTCGACGGCAGTGCGTTCTCTCATCGAGAGAGGGTTAAAGGTGGTTTGATGGCCGTGCATCGAACATTCGTCCGTGGACGAACGAAACATTCTGACAAGCCCGATCTTGGGCTATGCGAAGGCGTAGTTTCTTCTCGAATTCTTCAAGCGCTGTACGACGCCTCGACTCAGCTCGAAAAAATGGGAGTGCCGTTCGTTGCCATCGGTGGCATCGCCGTAGGCGCTTACGGAGCTCCCCGAGCGACTAAGGACGTCGACTTTCTCGTGGGCGAAGAGGCTTTCGAACACCATGGCCCGATCGTGTCGTTTCGCACAGGTCTCCCGATTTCGTCGGGCGGTGTTGCGGTAGATCCTGTTTCGATCGGTCGCGACGAAGAATTTTTGCTCGAGTCGTTCGAGCATCCGTTCGTATCGCGAGGGGTGCCGGTGATTGGTCTTCCGGCGCTCATTTACATGAAGCTCGCCGCCGGGCGACATGGTGATCTTGCCGATGTTACGCGGCTCTTGAATTCAGGAATCGACGAGCGGCCTGTTCGACAATACTTGAGCGAACACGCGCCCGACTTGCTTTCACTGTTCGAACGGTGCCGCGGGGACGTGTAAGAGATGACCCCCCGCGCGTCCGTAGGCGCCGTCCTGGCGTCCGCCCTTCGCAAGGTCGTCGGCGGTCGCCTTCAACAGAGTAACCTCGGTGAGGTCTGGCGCGAGGGCCGCACGTGGCTCGAACTCGCCAAGGAGCTCGACGGCGCGCTCAACGGGAAGCTCGTGCTCATCGACAGGGCGGCTTTCGAGCGAATACGCGCTGACGCCGAGCAGATGAAGCTCATTCGCGCCTACGTCGAGGACTACCAAGCCCGGCGCACTGACGCGCAGAAGAAGGCGTCGATCAAGAATCCGTACGCGCGGTGGGCGGCGGAGAACATGCCTCCGAAGGAGGGGACGTGATGCACACGATTTACAAGTTCCCGGTGCCAGAAAATAGCACGTTCGTTTTAAAGTTGCCTGCCAGGGCTAGGTTTTTGGACGTGCAAGTGCAGCGCGGCAAACCGCAGGCGTGGTTCTTACTCGATCCGGAAGCGGAGACGGTACGACGTCGGTTTGTCGTCTGTGGAACCGGTCACCAAGTACCGGAACAAGAGATGCTTACGTATCTCGGAACCTTCCAACTCTTCGACGGGGAGTTGGTGTTGCACTTGTTCGAATACGATGCGGAGCGCCCGTGAACGGCTGCCCCCGTCATCCCTGCGGCAGTCGCTACTGTAGCGACGTCCGGTGCCTTCAAACCTGGACACCGGAAGGAGCTCCAACCCCGGACGAACAGCTTCGACGTTGGGCGGCAGGCGACTCGGTGTGCCCTAACACGAGGCACGAGTGCTGCCCCGACTTCTCGTGCTGTAAACCGAAGCTCGGTTGGCCGCTCGAGAAGCGCGCGAAGTTCGTGGCGGCGGGGCAAGGCGAACGGGAAAAGATGATGATGGGCGCGCTCGGCGACTTGATCGCGTCCACCGGCGAGAAGGCCTACGTCACCCGAGGAGATCCCACGGATCATGAGTAAGAAGAAGGGTCGAATCGAGGTAATCGAACTCCCGAGCGGTGTTGTGATACGCAGCGCGCCGCGATGGCTTTGCCTCGATGCGCTAGGAGGCGTGATCAATCACAGCGAGCGGACTTTCTACAATCTCGACGATGTACGAGACAGGAGAGCGTTAGCTAAACAGGTGATCGAAGCCTGGAAAAAATGGGTGAGGACAGGCGAATGAGTAAGAAGGATCAGATCCGCATCGGCGAAGAGGTCGGCCCGAACACGCACCTCGTCGAGCGCCGCAAGGACGGGCGCGTTCACTTGGGCACGCTCACGCCGATGAAGAACGGGCAGTCGCTTCTCACCAACGCGGAGATCGTGAAGCTCACCCCCGGTGATGGTGAGTGGCACGACGTTGAGACGATCTATGCATGCTTATCCGGTTGACACCCAAGCCCCGGCTGGCTATGCTCTGGGGGTACCAACGAAATGGGCCCCGCGCTGTGCAACCAGCCGGGACCCGTGACCAGGAAGGATGAGTTCCCGATATGGCTACATCTATCACCAAGACCGACCTCTCCCGCAGGTTCTTTCTCGACGTGACCCAGAGCGGGCACGTCTTCATCCGCGAGCGAGGCCAGAAACCGGACGGCGGGCTCCCCGTTTACACCACGGACACCGCCGCCGAGGCCGAGCAGATCCGCGTGCGACACTGCCGCTTGGCCCGCGACGGAAGCGGGCTCTACCAACTGAACGAATTCGGCGGGGAGATCGATGACTTGTTCGCGATCGGGGCCTTGTTCCGGGCCACCCACGAGACGAACCAGAAAAGGGCTCGTTGAATGGCTCCCCCGCGAGCCAACGACAGCAAGGCTGCCGTCTCCCTTCGGGAGGCGGCGCTCGCCTTCGCGGCGCATGCTGCGGTCGAGCCCGAGGACCAGTTCGATCGTCGGGGGCAGCGGCTCAACCGGGTGCTCCTGTCCGCTGCCATCGAGTATGCCCGTGAGGCGGGCGAAGGAAGCACCCCGTGAAAAAGGGTGCACCGCGCCGCCTCTGGCTGAAAGGCCCCAATCGAGACGACAACGTCTATGACGCCGTACTGTTCGAGTCGGGCGGTGACGGCCACTACTACTCCGACTGCGGCAGGTTCGCGATCTTCCACATGATGCGGTCGACACCGCATGTGTGCTGGGAGTTGCACCAGATCGACCCGGAACGGAGATCAATCGATCTCGTAGAGGGAAACGCGATAACGCTGAGCGATCTGGTGACTCGGTACGCACGCGGGGACTTTTCTCTGCCAGAGGAGGAGGACGCCGATGGCTGACCTCCCCTTCCCGAAGTCGCTCCCCGAGTTTCAGAAGCTCTTTCCGAACGATGCGGCGTGCGCCGAGTACTTGGAGCGCATCCACTGGCGGGACGGGTTCCGGTGCCGCTGCGGATGGGCGGGAGAGCCGTACCGGTTCGCCGCGAAGCCCCACATCCTGCGCTGCAAGAAGTGCCAGGCGGACACGTCGCTGACGGCCGGCACCGTCATGGAGCGGACGCGGACGCCGCTCTCCACGTGGTTCTGGGCCTCCTACCTCGTCTCCACGATGACGCCCGGGATGTCCGCCGTGCAGTTCCAACGGCAGCTCGGGCTTACCCGCTACGAGACTGCTTTTCAGATCCTCCACAAGCTCCGAGCCGGAATGGTGCGGCCGAACCGAGACAAGATCGGCGGTCCGCCGTCGCAGCACGTCGAGATTGACGAGACGTGGGCGGGTGGGCGTACCAGAGGCGAGGGTCGTGGAACGCACCACCAGACGCTCGTGGTGGCCGCCGTAGAGGTCCGCCAGCGCGTGCCGAAGGACCCGGCCGGCGACCAGCACAGCAAGGCCGTGCCGCGTCGTGGGGGTCGCTACGCCGGGCGCCTCCGGCTCTCCGTCGCTCCGAACCGCCGCGCGAAGACCCTCCAAGGGTTCGTCCTCGACTCGGTGCAGCAGGGCACGATGGTCGTGACGGACGACTGGGCAGGTTATGACGGGCTCGCGAAGCTCGGCTACCAGCATCTTCAGGTGGCCGAGAAGAACGAGTCCCGGATCGCGGAGGAATACCTCCCGATCGTTCACCTCATTTTCAGCAACATGAAATCGTGGCTGCTCGGCGTGCATCATGGCGTCGGGCCTCAACATTTGCAGGCGTACCTCAATGAATTCACGTTCCGGTTCAATCGACGTTTCTACCCGTTCAACAGCTTCCGGAGCCTGCTCGGCGTTGCCGCCGACGTGGAGGGCCCGACTTACGACGGGCTCTATTCGGGTCAGTGGGAACACGCTTGGGCGGTAACCGGATAAGCATGGATCTATGAACCGGAGTCAGAGCTCAGCGGACCGCCGCAGGTGGCGACTCCCGCGTATCGGGCAGGGTGCAATCGCGTTTTCGGGAAGAAGGAGGTAGGGCTCGCGTGACGAAACCAAAGAAAAAAGACTCGCTCGCGTGGCTCGAAGAACTCGTCGAGTCGGCGAAGAGGTGGGCGAGCGTCGTTGACGTTAGAAGAGCGAGGGATGGTCGACTCCGTCGACAATACACACAACCGCAACTTGCGCGCGCTCGCCACTGCCGTCGACGGCTACCAGAAGGCGATCAAGGACGAAGTCGAAGCTGAAGAAAAACAGGAGCAGACTTGAATGGCAAAAGCAGACGAAGAAAAGAAAGAACTCTGGATCGACTGGACGGGCGTGGCGCTCGCCGCGTTCGAAGTGCCGGACTTGCCGGACGACGCCGATGACGCGGCCGACATCATGGTGGAGGTCGCGACCAAGTTTGCCGACTCGATGCTCGACGAGTATGAGAAGCGATTCGAATCGGGCGGCGCCAGTCGACGGAAGCGCGGCAAGACGCGACGTGACGAAGTGGAAGACGAGGAGGACGAATGAGCGTCAAGAAGAAGGCTCGCTCGAGACTCCGAGCTAGACGTGGCAAAATCGGTTTTGCGGAGCATCTCGCCTATATTGCGCGTCGAGATTCGGTGTCTGTCGGTGGCCCGCAAATCGCCGACTTTAGAGATCCGTCGCTTCGTGAAGTATTTCGAACTTGGTGGCACCCGATCGATATGGGTGCGGACTTCGATGAAATGACCGGGCAGCGAGTGTTGGTGTCTGCCACAGTGCGCAAGGGCGACCACCGACGCAAGTTCCGTCGCGGGTTGGTAACGCCCGGTTTTGCGCTTCGACGACGTGAACTTGATCCAAACTACTACAAGAGTCTAGACAAGTTTCGCCGTCGCGCAAAACGACGCGGAGCGAAGCGTTCACGTCTGTATCAGATGCCAGCTAGTAAACTCGCCGTCAGGGTAGTCATTGTGTTGGATTACCCGCTCAACGAGACACGCACGAAGGTTGTTACTATCGATCGCCGGTACCCGGGCGCAATCTTCGGGCTCGTTCATGACTTCTATCGCGAGCTCTATTCTGAGGACGAGAAGCTCGGCGGCAAATCTGGTCCAATGAACGACGGTAAAGGGCCACTACTTAACAGAGGCCGCGGGCCGCTAGTTTGGGGGCACGACCTTGGGGATCTCGTGTTCGAGGGTTGCTTCTATCAAAAACTGCCGCCGAAAGAAGCTAAGCAGCTCGGTGCAGAGGGTGCGTTTAAATTCTGGATTGGAAGCTGAAAGAAGGAAATCAAATGAGACGCCGACGAAGAAAAGAAACAGACCCGAGCGATCCTCGCCAGCAGGCGATTCATCTCATCAGGCTCGCCCTCGACGACAACACGACCATCGACGAGCGCCGGAGCGCCGCCATGAAGGCGGTCAAGCACATCGACAAGTACGATCTCCTCTCTCGCCCGTTCGAGGGCAACGAGACCGTTCAGGCGGCTATGGATGTCGTCGACAGGCTTGCGGACCCGGGGCTCCTCGACGGCTTGAAGAAGATCGTGTCGAAGGTCGGAGAGACGCGGAGACGGCGGTGACGACAGAAGAGGAGGCAGAGCTAGTAGAGCCCGAAGAATTTCGTCGCGACACGCAATGGGATTTGGACTTCCGTGCGTGCGTGGCAGGAATACTAGCCAGAGAAGACAGCGAAGACAGCTCTTACGAGATCGTGATCGGATCGGCGGTGGATCTGGCCGATCAAATGCGGGTGAAACGCGCAAACATAAAACGTCCAGCAGGGCCGCCAGAATCTGAGATACGAAGACGATATCGTTTGCTTGTCGATGTTGCGAGAGAGGTTCAGGAAGTTTTTCAGCGGAGAGACATGCAAGCTTGTCCAATACCGATCGCACTGAGTCGCGCGCTCGATGATCTTTTTGACGAGCTCAACGAGAAGAAAAAAGAATCATGAATCGCTCGATCCGGTGTCCGATCGTCTGGTACGCGCAGGCGTCTTTCGTGGGCTTCGTCGAGGCTGACGAGGTCAAGCTGGGGATATCGATCGTTGGAGAGCCAGAGAAGTGGCAAGCGATTGCGATTCAGACTTCGAAGCTAGCCGCTACCGATATCCTCGCCGAACACTCTCACGAGTTTCTCGGAGACTTCAAAGACTTCGAGAAGGCTCGACGCCACGGAACGTTGTACGCGCGTAAATGGCTCGCGGCGAAACGTCGAGCGAAGAAGTGCGAGTGCGGGCCGATTCGAAAGGGGCGGCGATGACCGCTCAGCCTTCTGTTCGAACGCTCGCGGAAGTGCTCGATGAGCTGCGCGAACTTATTTTCAAGAACTCTCGCAGTAACGCGCGTCTTCTTGCGTTCTACGTGTTCGCGTGGGCTTGCGGTGTTTGTTCGGCGGCAGGGATCACGTTTGATGAGCTTGAGAGGTTTCTTCGAAAGCGCAAGGGTAGTACGCCGTCTTTTGTTGACGGGAAAAGCGGCGGTACATTCATTCTTCAAGAGGGTGCCGAACTGCGGTACAAAATCGAGTACCGCAGGCCCGGAGAAGAGTGGAAATTAAGCCCGCTCGGCGGCGATGGTTGGCCGCTCGGCATAGCAGAGGAGTCGGCAACTGTGTTCAGACAAGACGGTTTCGAAGCACGTGTTGTGGTGGCGCCATGAGACCCACCTGGCCCGAAACCTGGATGTCGATCGCCCGCGTCATCGCCGAGCGGTCCTACGACCCGCGCCTCAAGGTCGGCGCGATCATCGTCTCCGCTGACAACAAGGAGAAGCACATGTACATCACTTATTCGCCGTGCCGGATGTGTGCGAAACTTATCATCAACGCAGGGATTAAGCGCGTTGTGTACGGCGAGGCGTACCGAGACCCGAGCGGAGTGAAGCTCTTGCAGGGGGTGGGGATCAGAACGATGACGCTCGAGGATGCTGTTCGAGGGCCTAGGTGATGGCAGAGAAGATACTCGGGCTTCTGTCGGCCTTCGTTCTTGGTGGAGTAGCTGGTTTTTTCTATCTCGTTCACTGTTTCAAGTTCATCGTCGAACACAATTTGTTTAACTTTCGTGGGAAACTTCGATCACTTCTCGAGCGGTACGAACCGCAAATCGTAGCGTTGGGCGACTGTTTACCGCTCTCTCCTGATCGCATAGAGGCCGTACGCGCGGGTTACTACGCGGCACAAGGGCTAGCGGGGTTCGCGATCGAGCTTGGGATGCGTGCCGTGGCGGGTCGGTGTGTTCAATGCGGTTCGCCGGAAGATGTTCGTCTTGAAAGCGACTCTGTTTTTGCGCCCAAGCCTCTTTGTCGTCCGTGCGCTAAGAGCACTAGGGTGGTTTGGGGTGCGTGATGGGAAGTGAATCCGCGAAGGAGTGCTGCGTCTGTAACGCACGCGACGAAGGGCTCTCGCCGACGCAAGCCTTCGTGCGCGGCTTCACTCTCGGTAAGGCGATTAAAACGCCGGAACAGTCGGAGACGCTGCTGCGCGAGGGTATATGTTTGCGGCACTGTCATGAGATTCAAGTGCACGAGGCGTGGGTGAAGCGTAACGTGGGCCTGGAACCGCCGTGGCCAGAGGAAGAGCCGCTCATCACATGAAAATCCACCGCTCCGCCGGCTACATCCACATCGACTTCACGGGCGCTGAGGCTGCCGCCTTTCTCGAAGAGCTCGAGAACGTTCGCGGCGGTTCGAAGCTTCCGAAGGTCAAGCAGGTGTGTACCAAGCTTCGAGCGCTGACGGATCTCTGGGCGCCGGTGCCGCCGAAGCCGGCGCCGAAACTGCCGCTAGTGCGGCTTCTGCCTGTCCCCGACGAGGAGCCCCCATGCGAGAGTTGATCGCGCTTTTTTTGAGTAACCTTGGTCGACGTTTCGAGAAAGCGGTTCTTCGACCCATCTCCGATTGGGTTACGGTTCGCATCATGCTCGCGAACGCACTTCGGAGCGTTGCGTCCGAGCCGCTTCAGTACCACGGGTGGGTCGTGAACCTCGTTCTCGCCAGCGAGGGCTTCCTGGTGCTCATCGCCGGTAGGCGCGGTGGAAAGCCGGAGGACATGGGCGCGCTCGTCGGAGCGCTCGTGCGTTGCTCCGAGAGCCAGGACCTCTCGATGCCGCCGTTTCAGGTCGTCTCTCCTACGGGGCGCTTCGTTGCGTGGGGTTGGCGCCCCGACGGCAGGGAGCTCTCAGCGAGGGAGCAGAGCGCCGTTCTCTCGGTCGTGCTCAAGCGGCGAGAACGCACGGAAACTTGGAAGGATCTGAACTAGAGACTACTCGGCACCGGGTGGGCGCCACTCGCATTTGAGCATCGCCCAAACACAGAGAGCTAGGTAAAGCGCGACTGCAAATATTGCGGCTGACACCGAGTGCCTAGGCCCCCCTCTTTCTTGAGAGCGCTCTTTCGCGCACTTCCGTCGTCGTGGCCTCGCGGAGGCCGTGTACGGAGTCGAGCACCACGCCTTTGCCGGTGAGGCCCATCTCGATGAGAGCCCGGAGCTCCGAAAGGCTCGAGTAACCGCCCGGCACTTCCGGCAGGAGCAGTGAGGCCGTGAGCCTGGACCCGATGGTCACGACGGTGAGCACACGGCAGCCTCGGAAATCGGAGAAGACGTGCGCCGCAGCAGTGGGCGGCGCGAGCGATTTGATTTTTGTGCTGACGATGACATCCACTTGACACACGTTGCGCATTATCCGTCCCTTCCGAGCAAGAAAAGCACCGGCCAAAACCAAACTATGAAAATGAAGTGGTGGATCGGCATCGGCTTGTCGTTCTTGTCCCTGGCGAACGAGCAGACGAAGGTTCCGATGGAGAGATAGAGGCCGAGCAGGGCGAGCCAGTAGAAGTTCATTTGGGTACAGCCCGAAGACCGGGTCCTGGTTCGATTTCTCGGCAGCAATCTAAACAAAAACGCTCCGAGCCTTCTCCGCCTACCGGCGCGATGAAGCGACGACATAACGGCAACGGGCACAGATAGTTTTTAATGTGCTCTTCGAAGTTTTGAAAATGTTCGCCGAGATGCGCGCTCAGGTAAGCGTGGAGGTTGCCGTCGTCGCATATGATGAACCGAATGTCGTTTATCGTTGGGCGTTTCATGCGGCTCTTCCGCGTCGCTTGGGCGCGTTCAGGCGACGGTATTCGGCGTAGAAAATCATCGAGGCGTCGGCGCGCTCGACAATTCGGCTTTCCCAGTAAGTGTCCGGGGTGCCACGCGCGAGGCTCTTCAGCCAGAACTGGAGATAGGCCTCGATGTCGACTCGCATGGCCCAGTAGCCGATCCACATCGCGTTGGATTTAGTCATGCCGCCTCCAACGCTTCGCTATCGACCGCCCTCAAAAACACCGCCACGAGCGCCCCGACGGCGAATCCGCCCAAATGACAGCCGAACGAGACGTCCCCGCCGCCCCCGGCGACGGCGTGCCAGATTTCGACCCCGGCGAAAGCGACCGCGAACCCGATGAGCCGAGGGCGCACGACGGCGGCGACCGCGAGAAGCCCGAAGAGGGCTCCCGAGGCGCCTACCAGGGGCGTCGAGGAGCCGGCGTTGACGATGCAGTGAAGGGCGGCCCCGCCGAGCCCTGCGGCCCCGTAGAGGCCGAGGAAACGGAGGCTCCCGAGGGCTCTTTCCACGATGCTGCCGAAAATGCCCAGAAAAACGAGGTTACCGCCCAGGTGTAACATCGAATTCGGGTCGTGGAGGAACATGCTCGAGAGGGCCGTCTCCAAGCCAGGATGACTCGGAATGAGGCCGTAGGTCTGGCAGAGGGCGTCCCCGCCCGGGGCGAGCTCGAGGCCGTAGACGGAGATCAGGGCCAGGGCCAGGAGGCCGGTGATGGGGGCGGTTTCTCGGGCCATATGGAGTAGACGGGACGTTTTTGGCGATATTCAATTGTATGGGCAAAAGACTGGCAGTGAATGCGGAACCGTAGTACCACGTCTATTCTATCGCGGCTAGAACTTATGCTGCCGCTGGAAGGCCCATGACCCCCAACGACATGATCAAAGAACTCGCCCACGCTCTCAAGGAAGTGATCGGCGATTCCGACGAGGGCTACCTCGAGCAAGAACCCGAAGACGCCTACGTCGACCTCGCTGCGAGGCTCGTCTTTAGGCTCTCGAAGGGCGCGCTCACGATCTCGCCGGTTGTGCCGGCCGAGACCACTCGAAGAGAAGAGATCAAACGCAATCATGGTGAAGCCGCGACGCGGATCTTCGGCATCTTCACGGAGTGGATGCTCGGACACCCTGAACGCCACTTCATCTCCGGTACCGATCGCTCGGGCAAGTTCGAGGTCATCGTACGCGCCGGCAGCGAGACGAGGGCTTACTTCCAGGGCGCGACGATTCAAGACGCTTACGCGCAGGCAGCACAGACCATTTCTTTCGAAGGAGTAACAGATGGCGAAAAAGAGCAAGCCCAAGGTTGAGTCGTCGAAACACAAGACTGAACCGTCGAAACCCGTGGACTCGTTGTTCAATCCGAGCGAGATCGCGAAACGACTTCAGTACGTCAACGTCGAGGAATTGCTACAAGGGATCTTCGACGCGATCGACGGCGCGAAGGCGATGGCCGGGTCGCTTCCTCCGGAAGATTGTGACGAGGATCGAGAGACGCTCGAACAGCTTCGTAAGACGGTCGTCTTCGTGTTTGGAGCCGACCGATGAGCGCCGTCGAGAAACAAGAACCGAAGCTCATCGAGTCGGCGTTCCTGCCGAACGGTGACCAGGTCTGCATCTGGTCCGACGGCGTCGCGACGCTCGTCAACCGTGACAAGGGCGACGAAGTCATCGGCGTCCGGAAGGCGCGAAACATGATCGAGAAAGCGAGAGAAACACAATGAGCAAAAAGAAAAACACCAAGGTATGGAAGGACGAGGTTATCAACGTGCGCCTCACGGCGGGACAGAAAGAAGAGCTAGAGAGGGTTGCCGCTACCGAGGGACTAGGGCTCAGCACGTGGCTGCTTCGACTCGGGTTGGTAGAGGCGCAGAAAAAACGAACGGAAGAGGCCCGACGATGAAAGCTCAACGACGTGTGCGAAGACGAGTTTTTGACGGCGATCCACGAGCTGACGAGACACGAGCGGCGATGCTCGCTGCGCGCTTCGAAGACGAGGTCGAGGTCATGGATCTTCAAGCGTCGGAGCTCGTGTGTGATGTTGCTGACTTGTGGGTGAAAGCCAGACACATGTCCGATTTGTCCGTCTCCGACAGTGGAAGGCGTTTGGCTCAAGCGCTCATGCGCTTAGAGCTCGTCACTCGCCCGAGCGCGATGCGGAAAGTGCGCCCATGAAAACCGCTCTCCTCTTGCAACTTCCGGACGGCCGCTACTTAGCCGACGACTTCACGACGTGGGTCGAGAACATCGCCGCCGCGCATCGATTCATCCCCGGCGCGGCGCTCAATCACTGCTGGGAAGAGTTCCGGCGTCTCGGCGTCAAGGCCGTGCCGGTGCAGGCTTCGGAGGCACCATGAGCGCTCGAAAGAAAACGATTCTTCCCGGCGCGTTTGCCGTCAGCGCCAAGGACGTGGTCTTCCGCAAAGACGGACAGGTGAGCCACATCAAACCCGACGCCAACGTCAGGCGTGTGGCTTACTCCGCCGGCAAGCCGATGAAGCGCCTCACTCCGCACGACGCGAAGGTCGCGTTCAAGCGCGCCTCGCGCGCCCTGGACGACGACATGGAGGCGATCGATCTCGGAGCGTCCGAGATTGCGTGCGCGGTGGCGGATGCGTGGGCGGCCGAGTTAGTGAGAGTGAAAAGGACTCTTCCACACGACTCCGACGCAGAAGAAGTGCTGCGCGACAGAGATCCTGTGATGTTCAAGGCGCTTCAACGTCTCGAAGCAATCACGCGCCCGAGCGCGGTGAGGAAGGTGCGGCCGTGATCTACCGCATTGCGCTGAGAGCCGCCCACTTCTCCCCTCGGTCAATGAAGATGTTTTTCCACCGGCTCTCCTCGGCTTTGCACGTTCTACCTGTGCCGTACAGAACGAGTGCTTCCGGCCAGGAGTGCTTCGGATCGACGCCGTGGCAGTACCACCAGGCGCTCTTCAAGCGCTCCGCGGTGACGGTCGCACATCGGGTCGTGCTCTCGAGGTCTAGCCCGGCGAGCCCAACCCATTCTTCACGAGTGAGCTTCTCTTGATGGTTCCCACCGAGACAGATTGCCGCGCCTCCGTCGCCACGGTGCTCTCCGGACTGCACGAGTGGCGAGAATCGACTTTCACCCCAGAACGTGACCGTGATCGCCATCGCCATGTGTCGGCGTTGAGACGGTCGGGCGACTTCGGACGCTTTTTCGATGGATCGTGCGATGAGCTCCATTCGAGCTCGAAACTCGATGTCAGACTCGCCCCACTTCGGGGAAGGGCCAGGCATCAGAACGAGGATTGCTGCGAGAATGGCTTGCGTCATGGTTTGAAGCCTAGATCGAGGCTAGTCTGGTTGTCACCTGTGGCGACTCAATGACCCCTCTCGCCATGCTCCCCTGCCGCCTCGTCGTGCGTCCGCACAAGGGCATGAGCGTGAACGCCTTTCACTACGACATCGAGCTCGATCGCATCGCGCTCTCGAACCTGAAGGCCAGGCAACGTTCACGTCTTTTTGGGTAGCGGGACGCCGATCCCGGGGCGTGTCTGCTTGCGGTAGTCCTCTTCAACGGGCTCGAATCGTTTCTCGCTTTCGGGTGTCACTGCTTGTAGTTCTCGGATACTGACTGCCCTGGGCGTCTTGTCGGGATCACTCGAGAGCATCCCAACGCAGACGACGCTTGATCGTGCGGAGATCGTTCGCGAGCAGCGGAAGCCTGTCGAGGAGGTCGGCGCTCTCTCGGAGTTTCGAGGAGAGCTTAGGCCCGTCTGAACTATTGAGGTACTCGAGCATTGCGACGAGAGCCTCGAGCTCCTCGGTGCTCTTGATCATGGCACCGAGTAGGGCGTCGACGGCCTTCTCACGCATCGTGGAAGAGTATCACGCGGGCGCTAGCGGTGCCGAATGCTCCACAAGGTAGCCGTTTGATGGTAAATTGAATGCGCCTCGCGACGATCTGACACGCCCGAGGCGCTTGGCCCAAAGGACCGGAGATCCGATGAGCAGATCAACCATAACGTCTTGTTGTGAAGGGTGCGGGAAAAAATTCGAGGGGCGTCGACCGGACATTAACAGGAAGCCGGCGAAGTTTTGTTCACGTGCTTGTCGCAGCAAGAAGGTGTCGGTACGGTGCATCCGATGTGGTGCGCAGTTTCAGGTAAAGGCGTATAGGGTAACGACAGCGCTCTACTGCTCGAAAGCCTGCCGTAGAGATCAAGTAGAGCGTCGATGCACGCAGTGCGGCGTCGCTTTTCATGTAGTTCGTTGTCGGGAGACGACCGCGTTGTATTGTTCGTTGAAGTGTAAAGACGACGCGCACGTGGTGCGCGCGAAGGACATTTCGCGCACGCTGGTTAGGTTTTGGCGGAACGTCGACAAGAAAGGGCCTACGCCGAAACACGTGCGAAGACTGGGTCCGTGTTGGCTTTGGCGCGGCACACTGGATAATAACGGGTACGGAATGATTTCCACGAAAACGTTGTCGAAGCGCTCCCCGATCGTGAAGGCGCACCGATTCTCGTTTTTTCTCGCACACTCTCGTTGGCCGGAGCTCTTCGTTTGTCACCATTGCGACAATCCGGCGTGTGTTCGTCCGGACCATCTTTTCGAAGGCACTCAAGCCGACAACATGGCCGATATGGCGCGCAAGGGTCGAGGGCGTAACGGGGCGGAGTACTACCTGTGATGGTGAAGCACCGGACCGCTCCACGGTAGCGAGGCACCGAAGAAGCTTGCAGCTACGCTCAGCGCCCACAATGCGATCACGATGATCGCAATTATCCGCGCCGCTTGTTTGAGTTTTTCGTTGCCGGGAAGCAGGGCGAGCAGTCGATCTCCGCCCCAGATGATTACGGCGAGAAAGAGGATTAGGAAAATGAGTTCGACGATGGGCATGAGGGTCTCCTTGTTTTGAGGAAGTGTAGTGCTTGTTCTTCAGTCTTGCCCGACCACCACAACGGCCGGAAACTGTTTTGCTTTCAAGTACCAAAGCGCCACGTACCGGTGCGCGCCCTCGATGATGAATGCGCCTTTTTCGTCGAATCCGATGATGAGCGGGTTTATCTCTTCGGACTCGCCGATCGCTTGAGCTAGGCGCTCGCTGCGCTTGAAGTCGGCGTAGAAGACCGTCTTCGGATCACCGAGATCCGACATCGGAACGACGCGAACGCCGGGGAGCGTTTCCGATTCAGCGAAGTAGCCGTCGATCGAGTCGAGGTTCGGTACGTGATCGCGGACCAGCCTGCCGTCGACGCGATCGCCAGCTACTTGGTAGCTTGCTTCCGCTTTTTCGACGAGGTCGGCGAACGACGTTTCGCCGACCTCTTGGCTTTTGGGACGGGAGCCTCGGCCGCACCGCGGACTTCTCGATGCAGGATGAGGAGTGTGTCAGCGAGCCACGGCACCGGAGTCTTGAAGTGCCTTGTGCACGCCTTTGAAGAACGCTTGCTCCGTCTCTCGTGTCACCTCGACGCCGTAGCTCTCGAGCTCGGTAGCCACGTCGGCGTCACGTTTTATGTCCCATTCGAGTTGTTGGAGCATGTTGCGTGCGATCTTCCGAGCGTCGTCCGGCGTCTCGAGTGGGAGCACCTGATCTTCGGGCATCTTGCTCGCTTCGATGAGCTGGTCTCGCACCCAGTTGTCGAAGTGTTCGGTTTGGATCTGCACGACGGCGTACTTCTCACCGGCGGCTTGGGCGCGCTCGGTGGGAGTGAAGCCTTTCCCGCGTCTGGCTTCGCCTGCGGCTTTGTAGTCGCGGACGCTAGTTCCGGGGCGTGGGGCGCCGAGCTTGAACTGGGGTTCACGAGATATACGAGATCGAGCCCGTCCAATGCTCTTGGCCTTGTTGATGATGCGGTTTTCCAGATCTATTTTGTCTTCAGGGCGTTGACCTATGTACGAACGAAACCAGGCAGGTTTGTTCATCTGATCGAAGGCCTGGTCGTAGCTGATGCCTTTTGCTTCACGGAGAGCGTCGAAGTCAGCGGCAAAAGCTTCTATGAGCGCAGGGTCCACATATTCCGAGACGTGTTCCGCCGCCCGTCGCCCTGCGTGCCCTGCAATCGGCTTCG